CGGAATGAAAATGCAGGTTCGATTCCTGTCGTGGGTACGGCCATTTAGCTCAGCCCGGTTAGAGCTCCTCGCTCATAACGAGGTCGTCGTTGGTTCGAGTCCAACAATGGCCACAAAACAAAAAGGAGAAATATGAAAATCGATGTGTTAGACAAAGGTTATGTACGACTAGTAGATAGTATGGGTAGTGATCTATCTGTTGTCAATGCCGCCAGGGTATCTTATGATAAAGAAGTAACAGAACTTACAGAGAAAGATGCTAAACTAATTAACTTTTTAGTTAGAGAAAAGCATACCTCTCCTTTTAGACATGCTGCTATGACTTTTGAAGTTTATGCCCCGCTTGTTATTGCTAGACAATGGTGGAAATATGCTGTGGCTTCATCCCATATTGAAAATCAGCTTGGTTGGAATGAGAGTTCGAGGAGATATATCACCGAGGACGAAGAGTTTTATGTACCTTCCCCTAACCAGTGGCGTAGCAAGCCAGAGAATAGCAAGCAGGGTAGCGGTGCTCCGGTGGATTCTGATGATGGTCACATGTACACTGAGTATTTAATTACTCATATTCAGAATGGTGAAAGACTTTATCAGCAGGCAATGCTTGATGGGATTGCCCCTGAGCAGGCACGCTTGTTCCTTCCAGCATACTCCATGTACGTCCGTTGGCGTTGGACGGTATCTCTGCAGGGCGTCATGACATTCCTTGAACAGCGTTTGCCACACGATGCCCAGTCAGAGATCAGAGAGTACGCTGACGCAGTCTTGAAACTTTCGGAGGGTATCTTTCCAGAGACATTTAAGACATACCTAAACATTAACAACTAAGTGTATACTAGATACACAAACTTAAAAGGAGAAGTAATGGTAACTATTTATACTAAGAATAATTGCGTCCAGTGTGATGCAACGAAAAGAATGATGGATAAGCTGGGGGTAGAGTATTCAACAATCAATATCTCTGATAACCCTGATGAATTAGATAAGCTAATTGAATTAGGATACCGTGCCGCTCCTGTAGTTATTACAGATAATGATTCATGGGCAGGCTTCAACCCTGAAAAGATTACAGAGCTAGTGGCTTAGTCAGCAATAAGATAAGATCCATCAATGTGGAAATGATCTGCCCCCAAACGAAATCCAAAGTTAGAGGAGGAAACTCCTTCTCCACCAATGTATACAACACCAGAGGAGTTGATGTTTTGAATGGTTATATCCATTCCCGAGTGCGTTTCAGCGGGGGTAACTCTGGAAGCAGTGGTATCACTTAATGTATAAATTTTATGAGTTGTCATAAAACTATTATACCTCATATTGTTTGTTCTGGTATAATTAGTATAGTCTTTATAGCAAAATGTTTATGCTATAATCTTTACAAGGAGAAAAAATGGCAACAAGTTATAAGGTTTTGGGGCAGTCAGCTCCTTCCGCAACTACTAACACGGACGTGTACACGGTTCCGTCTGACCGTGAGTCCGTGATTTCTACTATTGTTATCGCTAACCGGGCGGCTACCGCTGGAACATTTCGCCTTGCGGTGCGCCCTAGCGGGGAAGCGATTGCTGACCAGCATTATCTTGCGTATGATGTTCCGATTGCGGCCAACGATTCTACTACGTTGACTTTGGGGCTTACTTTGGACGCTACGGATGTTATTACTTTTTATGCGTCTAGCGCAAATATGAGTATTAATGTTTTTGGTTCGGAAATTAGTTAGGGGCTTGTTGTGGCTGTAACAAGTATGGCAAACAGTTCTATACTGAATTTCAACAAATATAATGTGGTGTCGGCGGTGTCTTTTGTGCCACCGTTTTTTACCGCTGTAGCGGGTTACGCTGCCGGAGGTAAGGGGGGCTCTGAGGTGGCTACTGTTGATAAGTTTTTGTTTACAACTGATGCACGCTCAACGTTGGCAACAGGGTTATCGGCGGCACGTCAACAGGCGGCAGGGTTTGCTTCAGCAGAAAACGGTTACGCTGCCGGAGGCAACGCGGGCTCTTTTTTTGCTACTGTTGACAAGTTTTTGTTTACAACTGATGCGCGCTCAACGTTGGCAACAGGGTTATCGGCGGCACGTAACGGTGTGGCAGGGTTTGCTTCAGCAGAAAACGGTTACGTTGCCGGAGGCGAGGAGGGCTCTTACGTAACTACTGTTGATAAGTTTTTGTTTACAACTGATGCACGCTCAACGTTGGCAACAGGGTTGTCGGCGGCACGTCGAAATTTGGCAGGGTTTGCCGGATAATGGATTTACAGCCATACACAGAAACGACAGCCATACCCTCTCGCACACGTTACGAGTTAGCGCAATTCGTCATCGGTCAACACGCTACCGCACCTATGCGCTGGCGACAGTTGCTAATAGAGGCACAAGATATGGCCTATAAAATACGGTTGGCTGAACTTGATTGCCAAAAGAAACGCGTACAAATTGAGCGCCTCTTAGACACAGGTGACGACATAGACGCTATCGAGGCCGAAGAAAAAAAGCTTGACCTGATTCTTACCGAGCGCACTTTAAAGGGTGCCCGTTTAGAGTTTGTCTGGTTGCAAGATATTGCGGAACAGGTTGGGCCATACACGTTGGAGGATATCGAAAACGACCAACCGGAGTATTGGCGTAAACGCTTGAATAAGCAGGCCGGTATCGAGCAACTTAGCGCCAGCGAAGGTGTTAGCACCGGCAATCTGACCTCAATGGAATTAGCCGGTTTACTTGAAACGGAGGAAAAATAATGCGTTATTGCACATGGAAACTTGTATGGTCTGAAGGGTACGGTTATGGCCCAGAACAAACCGCGCACAACAACGGCGGCAAACTTACACCGTCCACATGGTCAAACCCGGATGTCGAGACTGGCACTATTCTCGGTTACGCCACACAAGATTTAGATTTTAGTATTTTGGCTGATTGGGAGGCTACGGAGCTAACCGAGTCAGAGGCGTTAGCTTTTGCCCAATCTGTAGACGTTACGGCTTACGTTACGGACGACGGAATTATTGCACCCGTTGCTTACCCAGAAGACGGTGCAGAATACAATTGGGATGAAGAGAACACCCAGTGGGCTGAGCGCGTCTAACTTCTACTGAACGCCTATGTAGTAGGCTATAAAGGTGAACAACGTACCCAACTGGTTTCAAAACGACGGCCTCAAAAACTTCGAGGGACACCTCAAGCACCTAGCCGAGCGGCCCAGCCGTATGCTACAAATCGGTGCATACACAGGAGACGCCAGTGTTTGGCTGTACAACAACGTTTTGTACAACCACACGGGCTCCATCCTTATAGACGTTGACACCTGGGAAGGCTCAGACGAGCCTGCCCACCATCAAATGAACTGGGGCACAGTAGAGACCGTTTACGACGCAAAGACCTTAGCTGGGCGCAATCAAAGAAAAATTTTAAAGTACAAAGGCACAAGCGACTCTTTCTTTAAAAATAATCGCGAGCTATATGACTTTGTTTATGTTGACGGTGACCACACAGCCTACGGAGTTCTCAAAGATGCCGTCAATGCCTACGAGTGCCTAAAACCTTGGGGTATCCTGGCTTTTGATGACTACCAGTGGTCAGGGGGCGATGGACCCGAGGACCGCCCAGGGATGGCCATTGACGCGTTTCTTGGAATCTACAAGAACAAAATAGAAGTCATAATCAAGGACTACCAGTGCTGGGTGACAAAAGTAGGCTAGACTACCGACAACACGACAAGAAAGAGAGAACCATGACCAAAGACATAGAAGAAACCACGTCCGTATACGCCTACGAGGTTGTAATGACTATTCAAGTTATTGCGCCCACCCGTGAGCTTGCTGACTCAAAACTAGACACTGAAGGTGGCTACGTGAGCAACAGAGTTATCAATTTCTTTCACGAAACCGAACTTCAGTCATCGAAAAAACAAGAAGAAGAGTAGTAGAAAATGAAATCAGCAATCTACACCATAGCGCTCAACGAGGTTGATTTTGTTGACCGATGGTATGAGTCAGCCAAAGACGCAGACTACCTTCTTATTGCGGACACAGGGTCAACTGATGGCACTGTAGAGCGGGCACGTGAGCTTGGTATCAATGTAGTAGACGTGCGGGTGGCCCCCTGGAGATTTGAAGACGCACGAAATGCAGCTCTCGCAGCGCTTCCAGATTATATTGACATGTGTGTCTCGCTGGACATGGACGAAGTCATCACCCCGGGATGGAAAGAGATTCTTACAGAAGCATGGGGGCGGGGGGTAAATCGTCCACGGTACAAACATATTTGGTCCTTCAATGAGGACGGCACCCCTGGCCTCGAGTTCAGCTACGACCACATTCATGGTCGTAAAGGGTTCCGGTGGCGTCACCCAGTACACGAGTGCCTCTACGCTTTTGGTATCGAGGAGAAGCAAGAATGGCTAGAGGGGATTGAGACACACCACCGCCCTGACTCAACAAAAAGTCGCTCGCAGTACCTCCCACTCCTGGCTCTTTCTGTTCAGGAGGACCCGCACAACGACCGTAACGCTTTCTACTACGGGCGGGAGCTCTACTTTTATGGCAGGTACATGGAGGCTGCAGAAGAGCTAAAGCGCCATTTGGAGCTGCCTACGGCCCACTGGGCACCCGAGAGGGCGGCGTCCATGCGCTTTATCGGCAAGTCCTTGCCCGCTGAGGCTGAGTACTGGTTCAAGAAAGCAATTGAGCAGGCCCCTGGGCGCCGTGAGCCCTTTGTAGACCTGGCTAAGTTGTATTACCAGAACCAGGACTGGGAAAACTCCTATGAAATGGCTCAGGCAGCTACAAACATTACGGTCAAGCCCCTTGAGTATCTTTGCGAAGCGGAAGCCTGGGGTTCAGCCCCCTGGGATTATGCTGCCATTGCTGCGTACAATCTTGGTAAGTATTCCACAGCGCAGGCATGCGCACAAGAAGCTGTAAGAATTGAGCCAGACAATGAGCGACTTCAGAACAACTTAGCGTTCTGTGACAAAGCAATGTCCCACGGCTAGGTAGCTTTACGCTTTCGACTTTCAGACTTTGCTAGTTTGATAGCTTCTTTTTCTTTTTCTTTTGCTTTCTTGACAGCGCGTCCTTCTCGTTGCTGTTTGTAGGCTTCCACAGCGTTTGCACTTGTTCGGCTGCGCCATGCAAAATTGCAAGATGTGCACGTCACTATTCTTGCTGTTGTCCATCTGCCACCGCCAGGCACCTCAACAGAGCTAGTCTCAAGTTTGGAAGGTCGAGCGGTGCAGTATGGACAATTAGGAAATCTACGGCGTCGGGCTTCCTCGCCTTTGTACGACACTGAGAGCGTTCTACGCATCTCTACCTCATCCTTGCCGCCCCAGATACCCCAAATTTGACGGTGTTCAAGTGCCCACTGGAGACATTGCTTTCTTACTGGGCAGCTAAAGCAAATATTTTTTGCAGCGTATTTTTCTTTTGGTTCTTTAGAGAAAAACCACTCCATGGCTTCTTTGTTCTCTGGTGCCGCACAGAGAGAATCTTTCTGCCATTTTAGATTTGTCGCTGGGTTCCACACATATCTAGTTTAGCAAATGGTTGTAGCTAATTGACAGAATACAACCGTAGCACTAAAATTCTATCCAAGTAATCTCTAAAATTTTATCTACAGTATCTCCGTACTCAGTGAGGCCACCCTCATCACACACCGTGTGCTCAGATTCTCCAGAAATAAATCCAGCAAAGCCGCCCCTAGAAGTTGACCCCTCAAGCATTTTAAAGCCATCTGAAAGGCTGTCAGCAAGTCCGTCTCGTTGCAAAGTGGAAGCTAGCGCTCGTCTAACAACCTCATTGTCAATGTCAACGGTACCTTCTGTATAATATATCAAAGTGGAGTAGGCGTCAGAAAAGTATCCCTCACCCTCCCAAAAGTGCCAGAGGTGCTCTCCGTGCCTTATGTCCCGCATTAGAAAAGTTCTTCGTCTTCGGGGAACACTATTGTTGGCTCAGCCATATCGTAAATTCCGCATACAGTTATAGAGCCGCAGTTGTGACACGTCTCCACTACACCAAGTTCATACTGATTGGGTGTAGGAATTCTTTTTAAGCGCATAAGTATGTTGCCGCGCTCGTCTACACTTTCTGGCTCCCACTCAGCGTACTTTTTTACGTAGCAAGCCTCACAAACTGCCATAGGGGATTGAACTGACTCTGCGCTCATATACTAACTATAGCCTGGATATGTCTACCCTTGGCGCAATAATAACCCCCAACTTTCTTCGCGTATTGGACAGCTCTCGAGGGGATAAGCCTCCCCATACTCCGTATACCTCGTTGTTTATGCCCCACTCTGCACACTCTATGCGGTGTGGGCAGGTACCGCACACAGAGCGAGCATGCCTGTGGTCACGGTCTACTACTTTTTGACCTGGGTCGTCAGAGTCGGCTTGAAAAAATAAATTAGTTCCGACCTCTGCACAAGCTGGCTCTTCGTACTCCCATGGTTGTCTCACTAGTTGCCTTTCGTCGGTGTGCGTCGTTGTGTTTAGAGCCTAGCGCTAGTTTCTAATTTTTGCAATTACCTGCGCTTCGTACTCGTACTCGCTAGAAATGTCGTCACTTATACGCACCACCATTTCGTAGTTTATTCGAGCATTCACGGTGTGACCTACAAAATGATTTTCGTCGTCAAATTCATCCTCATCGGGTAGGGACATAAACCGAGAGATAATGTTGTCAGCCTTAGACGCAAGCTCTTCGTAGCTGTCGCCAGTAACATCAAAAGTAAATGTTGTGCTTTTACTCATTTACTAGTTTCTCCAATGCGTGTGGAGAGTAGTGGGCCCCGTCAAGAACAGGCTCTTTGCCGTCGTTGCTTTTTATAATTACGTCACCGTAGCGGACACCTACAACCACGCCAGAGCGTCCGTTATGGAGAACACCAGCATCACTAGTGAAGGCGTCTGCTTTCACGCGTACCCTATCAGCAACTTTAATGTCACCAGGACGTGCTGGCAGCCAAGTCTCTTTTTTATTAATTTTGACGTGAGCGTGCCCTCTAGCTAGCTTGGCAAACATTTCAATAGTTTGCTCTCGCTGCTCTTCTGTTAGCTCAGTCGAGTCAACCAGTTCAACCAGCTTCATTGTTGCGTCGCCCACTGGTTTCCGTACCTTAGCAGCTTGTAGCTGCTCTTTAATCCATTTTATGTCGAGTCCCATCTTGGGCTCCTCTCTACACTAGTGTCGGTTCTTTATTTTTTCTTATTTCACTAAAATCCATTTGCCATGTAGAAATGGACCCTAAGTAAAAATCTCTTTGGGATACGGCTAATTCAAATCTTTCAGGAGTCGACATGCTTTCTACAGAAGAAGGCAAGTACGACCACTCTGCCCCCAAGGCCTGACTAAATCTCCAATCGGTAACAACAGGAACTCCCTGACTCAGAGATTGTGAAAGAGCGGGAGACCACCATGGCTCATCACTTCTGTACAAAGAAATCAGAGTTCCAACACCTCGCCTCATTCTAGTCAGAGTTATATCTTCTAAATCCCAGCGGCTTTTCCTTGTAGACATCACAGGTAGAGCGAGAGTGTTTGATACTTTAGCTGCCCATTTTGTTCGAGGGGCATCGCATGTCCAGTATGTTCTATCAGCCTCTAAGTCGGGGCTTATTCGCCCCACTTGAATAAGAGTCTCATCTAGATTTACAGGGACAGAATTTGTAGCATTAGGGAGAGCCTTAGAGATAAGCTCTTGAGGAAACCATGGGAAGGCTGGGTAGAGAAGTGTAGGCCACTCTTCGGTGTAAAGAAATTCTATAAACTGGTAAACTTCCTCTTGAAATTCAACAGTCTCTGTGAACTCATGGAAGGACTTACGCCGCCAGTAAAAGTTTTTCTGTAAGTCTGAAATATTTAAATAGCAAGATTTTAAGGATGCTTGAATTTTGTAGGGCTCAGGGGCATCGATAAACAGAACTAGCTTGCCCAAGTGTCGAGCCCTATTTGCCACAGCAAAAGCGGGGTATACACGATTTGCCGAAAGACTAGTGGGGGGCGCAATGCCAACAAAAATAGCATCGTACTTGTCAAGTTTTTCTGTTGTCAGTTCAGTAGATGGCTCTACCAGCTCTGCGGAGATACCTTGGGAAATAAAAGAGTGAGAGAGTAGTGATGCAAAAGTCGGAGTTCGTGTAGCAGTTTTAACTGAAGCTTGGGGACTAGTGCTTCCTGTAATTAGTACTTTCATCTTTGTCCTTGTGTTGTGGGTGCCAGGGTGCCGTTCATAAGAACGACACCCTGGCGTTACCATTAAAACGGAGCCGAAGGGGCTGCGCTTGGTGCTGGTGCTGGTGCTGGTGCTGGTGCTGGTGCTGGTGCTGGTGCTGACGCAGAAGCTACCTGCGTAGGGGCACCTGGGACGGCACCACCCTGAGAAGGGTAGTAGTTCTTAATTTCGTTTGAGGTCTTGCCGTTGTAAGTACGGCTCCCAACCTGACCACGGAATCGACGCCCAACCATTGCAGCAGAAATCTGCTCGTTAGTGGGAGTGCGGTCAAAGAACTCCTGAGTCAGACCCATGCAAGACATCTTCCTAAAGAAAATGCCAAGAGCAGTCGAGTTCCCAGGTGAGACAACCAAGTTGTCCCAAACAAGACGCTTGTCGTGGGCACCGCCCTGAACCTGCGCCTTCAGCTTAAACATAGTCTTTCCAGTCTGTGTTTCAGTGGCAGGAGCTTCTGCGACAGAAAACTCGTAGTCACCGTCGGGGAGTGGCTCGTAGTTTCCGCCACCAGAACTGTCTGCTGCGTCCTTGATAAGTTGTGCCCAATCAAGTGTTGTCATTTGTTTGCCTCTTCTTTCTTTTCAGTAGTTTTGGCCTCCTGTTTGGGACCAAAAATGTTGTCCAACATCATCTCAATACTGAGATTCTGCTGTTCAACTACCGCACCCAGGCGACCCTGGACACGCTCACCCGCCTCGTACTCGTTGGTACGTTCAACGTACATACGACGCACCCTGTGTGGCGCACCAAGCGGGTCTTGATTTGGGAACTCCTCTGCAGCCAGGGCACCGAGAATATCGTAAAAATACGGTGCCTGAATTGCGAGTTGCCCCTGCAGGTATGGGCGGTGTTTGCCATCCTGGGTTACTCGAGACATTGCAGTAAGAACTACAGCCTCGAGTGGCTTTGTTGGGTGCATGGTTAGGTCACGCAGGTCACGCAAAAGAGAGCCCATGTGGCGCAAAAGCTCGCCCCACTGTTGCATCTTCATCTGCTCGTTTCCAGCGATGCTATCCATTGCCTTAACTTGTAACTCAGAAATTGAGTCAATAATCAAGCTATTAAATTGGTGATTGCCAAGTTGCAACCACTGGTAGGTCTTGAGCACTGTGTCATAGTCACGTACTGTGACCACAACCGTGTCCCAAGTCCCATCCGCGACGGGGGGTTCTTCGCGGAGCGGGTCCCAGTACTTAACAGTGATGGGTAGGAACCGATGTCCACCCTCCACATCAAGCATGAGACGCGGATAAGGAGCTGTTACAGCGAAGGAGGATTTACCCACCTTTGACTCACCGTAAACCATAACGGTCAAAGACCGTTGAATTTCACTCATTCGTCACTCACTTCCTTTTTTCTCAGAGTCTCCATAGTATGCATATGGGTCGGCTGTTTCGAACATAACTTCAATCGCTTGCTCTGCGCCAGAACCGTCATCGACAAGCGTGCATACGGTGAAGAATGGGCACTTCCACTTGCAATCACGGCTGGGCCGTGGGTACGCGTGAAAGGCTGGGTTCTCCCCCTCATCCAAAGCTTTGCGGACACGCATCATGTCTGCAACATTGCCGTGGATACGGTCCCAAAAAGACCTTAAGGTGAAGACGTTGTGTCGGACTTCTAATTGGTCATAGAAGGGCGGGTGAGCATTTGCTGTCCGACGAACCTTTTTCAAGAGAGTGAATATTCCGCCTTCGGAACGCTCCCCGTCTGTGTTCCTGTGCTGCTCAAGGAGCATGTAGGTGAGAACCTGCTCATTCATGGGAGCTAGATTAGCAAACTCACTGAGCGAACCACCAACGGTTTTGAAGTCGCGGAACATACGGACGCCGTCCCCCTTGCGACGGACACGCATGTCTAGCTTGCCTTGGAGCTCAACTTCTCCGTTAAACATCGGCATCGTCAAAGTCTCTTCAGTAGAAATCATCTCTAGTTCAGCATCGATGCCGTTTTCCTCTACCCACTGCAGGTAGCCCTCCAGCATAATGTGCCCAAGCTCTGCTTCTTTCTCCAGCTCAGAGACATCTCGGAAGTCAGAAAGAAGAATCTCTTTTTCAGCTGCTACAAGCTCATTGTGTGCCGTAACTAAAGGAGTCCCTGTGGCGTAGTACATATCTAGTGCTTCGTGAATACGTGAGCCCAAAGCTAAAGGACCAGTGAATCGACGCTCTTTTTTCTGGAGACGACGATAGTACTGAAACCACCACTTGCGTCGGCAGTCTTTAAACGTTTGAATTTCAGAGTTACTGATTCGTACTATTTCACTCATTTCTTGCCCTTCTCTTCTTTTAGCATGGTGAGGAGCTGGTCCTTATCACGCACAATCTGCTCAAAATTGTCTGCTTTAGTTTCTAAAACTTGCAGAACACGTTCCTCGATGGTCCCCTCGGTAATGTAGTCCGTAACGATAATAGAGTCGTGAATCTCAGAGCCAATGCGGTGAACGCGGTCGAGGGCCTGCTTATGGTCTACCAAAGACCATGGGCGCTGTAGCATTACCAAACGACGGGCTGCTGTGAGAGTCACGCCCACACCTCCAGCCTGCGCCGTGTAGAGAATCCATTTAGTTTTACCAGACTGAAAATCATCAATTGCTTGCTGACGCTGGTCTTCGTCTTGGGCACCCGTAATAAGTCCATGAGGGATAACAGCTTTGGTCATAGCTGCACTTAGTAGCTCAATGAGCTGACGCGAAACAGCACATACCGCCACAGAGTCGTCACCAAAATCTTTTGCCTTGATGTCAGCCATCAGAGCATCAACTTTACAAGAAGGCTCTGAGAGAAGAGTTTTTTGCTCCCCTGTGGTTTCGCTCACTGCCATCTCTGCGTAGGAGCTGGCAAATTGCAATAGCCTGGTTGTCTGGGTCAAAACGCTAGGAGCCGTGATTAGCTCCCCACCCTCAAGCTCAGCCATCATAGTCTCGCGCATCTGAACATAAGCTTTTTTCTGCTTAGTTGACATCTCAATGTCTCTACGCTCAAACACCATTTCGGGCAACCAGGGTAAAACTTTTTGCTTGAGCATTCGACGCATCTTCGGGTTCACAGTTTTGTAGAATTCGTCTTGCATGTGTGGCTTCACCCCAAGAACAAGTAGACCACCAAATGCGTTAAGAATAGTGTCAACCATTCTTTCCATCCACTTTGTTTTGCTTGGCCAGTCCCCTGGGGAAATCCAGTGCAAAATACTCCACAGGTCCACTACGTTATTTGCAATAGGGGTTCCCGTCAAAGCAAATCGAACATCGGCATCTCCTGTTGCAGACCACAGCGCTCTGGATTGTTTTGACTTGGGGTCCTTGGAGCGGTGAATCTCATCAGCAACTACGGCTTTAAAATCAATGTGGTTTAGTTCACGAAGGTGGACTTCACATCTAGTGATGCTAATGCCCTCATCGTGCCCACCGCACTCTGCGCACCGAGTAAGAGCAACTGAGCCATATGGCGCAAGCCTTGAGTGCGTACGAAGTGACTCCCAGTTCACAACAAAAACATCAACGCTACTCTCAACGCCAATTTCAAATTGTTTCTTCCGCTGGGTGGCTGTGCCCTTCACAACTTGAATTGTAACTTCAGGCCACCACTTCTCAAACTCACGCTCCCATGTCTTCTTTAACGTGTTGGGGCAAACAATCAAAGCTGGAAATACTCCCTCTCCCTGGTCTTTTAGGCGCTTCAAAGCACGGATGGCCTGAGCAGTTTTGCCAAGCCCTGGCTCGTCAGCCAAGAGAGCCCTCCTAGCGGTCGCCAAGAAGGCAACTCCCGCCCTTTGATGGGGGAATAGGTCTTCGTCCCCCTCATGTTCTTCAAGCTCCCTGAGGGCCACTGAGGGCTGTATACGAGTGGTTACGAGGTTCTCTGCCCAAGCGGTCAACTCGGCTCCAATAGTCAAGTCATCTTTAAATGTGGAGCGCAAAGCGAGGCAGCTTGCCCAACTCAGGGGGAGACGCCACACCTGCTCTTTTGTTGACCAAGACGAGCCAGGGAGGCTTTTACACAGCTCTTTATAGCGCCAATCAGCGTTAATTACAATGTGAGACTTTTGACTATCTACGTCAACTAATACTGGCAATTTTACCTCTTTACGTCGTTAAAATCATGATACCACACTAAGTGGTGTTAGTAAGAATTTTTTGTTAGTTACTTTCCAGGTTGTCTAATAGTAGCCTAGGAACCCAACGATATGTGCGAACCAAGGTGAGCAGGGCGTGTCGAATCGCGTCCAATGCGTGTCCAGCACCGCCAACATGCCACTTTTCTAAAATTTTAAGAGCTTTGTTGGGAAACATGTTTTTTGCATCCACAGGAGACTGAAAAACAATTTTTTCCACAGGGTACCCGCTATCTCGACAGATTTGCTTAAGAGCGCCAATCTGCTCTAGAGAGTACGGAGCTTGAGAGTTACGCACAGTCTGAGCGTTAATAACAAACCGCTCACACACTACAAAAAAATCGGTGTAGTCCTCCCAACTCTCCATATACTTTCTAATGTGTGTGGCGTACTCGTTTTCCTTAAGCTCAACCGTTGAAAGTATTTTAGGGTCATCCTCAATATTCCCAGACCACACAATAAAACAAAATCCGCTAGTAAGACCAGGGTCAACAGCAAGAACAGCTTTCATCAGTACTTATCCCCCCAGGTCTCAAGCGGACCATCAACGTCAGCCGTCAAGGGAACAGCCCAGCCGTCAGTTGTGGTCATACACTCTCTAACTAGTCTTTTAATTTCCTCAGCGTCCTTCCGAGGAGCCTGCAAAACAATTTCGTCATGAACGGGAACAATAAGATACTCAGTTAAGTCCGCTTGGTCCAGTTTAATAAGGTTGCTCTTAAAAACTTCTGCAGCACCCCCCTGAATCAAATAGTTAACCAGGCTATATGTTCTGTTGTCATCGCAGGGGATGCGTCGCCCAGTCCAGGTTTTAACATACCCCTGACCCTCACTATGCAGCCTGTCTTCGCCTAATCGAGAAATTTGTCTTTGGAACAGCGCCATCCCTGGGTAGTTAGAGTCAAAAGAGTCAGACACTGCCTGCATTTGCTCCTTTGCCACCCCCGCAGTGAGCGCTTGCTTAGCGACTCCAGCACCGTACAACCGCCCATAAACCACACCCTTAATCAGGTTGCGTCGCTTGTCAGACTTAATCATGGTTGGGTCCTGGTAAACCTGACGACCAATCTCAGTGAATGGGTCAGAGCCCTCAGCATCTGCACGATTAAACAAATTAATCAAATTCTCGTCTGCTGAAAGTGAAGCAAACATTCTGAACTCAACCTGGTCAAGGTCGGAGGTAATAATTACGTGGTCGTCGTCTTTTGGTATAAACGCACGACGTACTGTAGCATCCCCCTTGGGCAGTGTTTGAAGAGCAGGGTCTGTGATAGACATGCGAGATGTCCTCGCTGCCATCGTATTAATAGACGGGTGCAGAAGGCCCCCAGTGTTCTTCTTAAGAAAATTTAAGAAATAGGTGTTTGCAAGTTTGTCTGCTTTTCTCTGCTGAAGAACCGCGTGCGCTAGATTCTTAACATCAGCGTTGCCCTCGATTGATAGTTTAGCAATTTGGTCTTTGCTAGCAGATTTCTGCCCTGAAGGGGTAACCTCGTCAATCACAGCGCCCAAACTCTCAAGCGTTCTTACTAATTGGATATTGCTAGTAATAGACGTGTTGTAGGTGTTGTACGCCCAGAGCTTGGTTCGCTCTGCAAAATCCATAAGCTCTTCGTACTTTTCTTTAGAGTACTCAAGGTCAACTTTTGCCCCGTTAATTTCCATGCGAGTTGCAATTTTTCGAGTAGCCATTTCTAGCTCGTAAGCTTGATAGTAGGGGCCGTCAGGCCCACACTGCTCATAAAATTTGTGCCATAAGCGGGTAGTTAGAATAGTGTCAAGTGCGCCGTAGGCCCAGTAAGGTTCAAAGTCCACAGGGATTGTGCCCCAAGTCCAACCGTTACTGACCATCTCCTGAGCAAGAACATCCTGCAAACTTGCAGCTTTAGCGTCTATAAGCCTGGCAGAGAGCGGTTTGAGCCCAGCTGGAGACACTGGGTCAATAATTTTTGCCATAAGCATCGTGTCGTGAGCTTGCTGCCATGGAAAATCCCACTCTGAGTTAACAGCAAACCAACGTGCCTCAAAAGCAATGTTGTGGCAGATAATTGGACCAGTGTACTTGCGCATTCCCTGATAGAAGACACCCTTCCAGTGGTCCCATGGGATGGCCCAAGCCTGCTCCGAGTCGCCGACCTGAGCTAGGCGAATACGGCCCTTCCAGGGGGAGAGGGCGTCGTTCTTCTCTCCTCCAGGCAGCTCGCCTGTTTCTATGTCCACTGCTAAAGCATCCAAAGGTCGACGCTCGCTAAGCCACGACAAAAAGTTATTAGCAGTGTCAATATCATTCACAAGGTGTAGCTTTACGTTTTCTAGCCCCATGGTGTCGTTCGTCATTAGTGCCTCTGTCTTTCGGGTCTTTATTGTAGCCTACTAAGAGATTATCTCCACTCGGTACACGTTGTCAATTTGGTCGTCAAGTTCGGCTGCATCCTCAAGGAGTCTTTTAGCCACGTGCGTTAGGTATCTAGCGCCGTTCTGGTCATACTTGTACAGAGCGTCCAACACTGGCTCTGCGTCATCGCTTACCTGAGCCCACGTTCTATCTTTTTCTGGGAATAGAATAGGCAGGTCCCGCTCTGGGAGGCACTCCTCGCAAGGGGAAGCGTCTTTTCTTATTTCGGGAGCCTGGGCTTCAGCTAAGCCATACCTTTTTACAAGAGCGCATGTCGAAGAATGAAAAACAAGTGACACGCCTACACGAGATAAGATATATTTGCCGTTCTCGGTGCGGTAAAGTTTAAACTCAATCCAACGCAGCGAGCCATCTCTCCATGAAGAAGATTCACCTAAAAGCTTTCCGCTGAACTGCAGAGTTCGAGAGCCATCCTTGACTTCATACACTATGCTATTTCCTCTTCGGCCTCTTCGTCCTCTTCGTCTTTATAGTACACAGACTCCCACCAACGAAAAGTTTCTTCTTTGGCCCACTCTATTTCGCCCCAACCGCCATTTAAATGCCAACCATCAGTAGGAACACTGTCGTCGAGACGAATAGGGGTGATAAGTTGAGAGACATCCTTAATATAAAGAACAAGATTGTCAAGGTGAACGTAGACCTGCTCTGTCGTTAAAGACTCCCGCTCTTGGGTGTTAGCAAAGTCCAAAATAATCCGTTGCTCCACGCCATCAGAGTCAACAACAGATTTCACCCAGCGGGGTCTAAAAGCAGAAACACTTTCGTTTACTGCTTCAGGAGTATCGTATTCAAATAAATAGTTCATTTTTTGTCCTTAAGTATTAAAACTTCTTCTCTGAGCAAGTTTATCTCATCCTGCTGTACTTTTACTAGCTCAAGTACCAGCATGGACATAAGACCGTAGTCTAAACTTGCTGGTCGCCCCTCTGCGTCGTAGCCTACTGGCTCAGGGAACCCCAAATCGATAAGTTCTTCTGCAATGTAGCCATGCATCCACTCTTTATTTAAAGATTCGTGAGAGGCTCTTTCTGACCTTTTGTACTTGTACTTTTTTGGTTCTAAGTCTAATAAGTTTTTAATATTACTAGGTGTGTGCGTCTCAATATTTTTCTTCACACGCCTTGTCGACGGTGCATTTGTGCTCCTAGAAGAAGTAACAAAACCTGTCAGCCTCCTGCCCGCAAGGTCTCTAGTGTAAAAGCCGTAGCTGTACCTGTGCGTGTGGTTGCCTCGTGCCACCTGTGTGCTCCCGCCACCAAAGTTAACAGCGATGAGGTTTCCATATTTTGTAATGCCGCTCCCAGTGGCCAACCCGCCAGAAACAATAATTCTTCTCGTAGCAGCGCTAATTTTAGTACTAGTAACCTCGTTATTGCCAATCTTATTCGACGTAACAGCCAAGTTTGCAATTTGGGTAGTGCCAACCTGCCCAGAACCAATCCTTGAGCTGGTAACAGCCCCGTTTGCAATTTGGGCACTGCCAACCTGCCCAGAACCAATCTTTGAGCGGGTAACAGACCCCGTCTGCAGAGTCGAATTTCCCACCGAACTACTCTGCAGTTCGCCAAACCCGACCGAATCATTTCTAAGCTCGCCACCGCCAACCGAATCATTTTGCAGCTCATCATTACCAACAGAATCGCCAAGCATGTTTTCATTGCCAATGGCGTTAGTGGCCACCGTTCTAAAGTTAACCGAATCTGTAGTCAGCTGTGTGTTGGCCACAGAGTTAGGCTTCATGTTAATAAGATTAACGGAAGCGTCGCCCAGCTTGCCGTCTACAATCTCTCCATTTAAAACTTTATCCCGAGTGACAGCATCCGTGGCCAGCTTCGACTCAACAACCTCTCCATTAATTATTTCATTACGTCCCACCGAGTCGCTATCCAACTGCGCCTGCCTAATTGCATCCGCCTGAACTTGGTCGTTTGTGATGGCGTTAGCAGCAATCTGGTCGTTGCCGACCGCACGTGGCTCAATTGCACTGCGAACTACAGAATAGTTACCTAAGCGGGTTGGGGTCGACTTATTTTGCAAATATCGTACACGCCTCTGCAAATCACTTAAAGTTCCAGTGATACTTTGTCGACTTGCTCTTCTTCTAGTTGCCAATCTGGTCGACCTTCCAATCTGTTATTATTTCTAAATCAACCATCTCTGGAAAAGACGGAGAGTCAGGCACTTTTACTTTATATGAGCTAATTTTTCTAATAATCACATCATCGCGAGGCTCCTGGTCAGAGGCAAGCCTTTGCTGCACAAAAGAATCGTTGATAATAATAGAACACCAGTCCCCAGGAAAAAAAGAGCCGACTACGGGGTCAAGTGAACCGTTGACAGTAAGACTATAAGTACTAATTGGGGGTAAAGACTCATAAAGATAGTCACGAGCGTACTCATGCAAAGTCAACTCATTTTCAATTTTGTCAAGCTGCTCGCTTTGGTCCAGTAGAGGCCAGCTTCGCCCATTTTTATTGTCCAGTAAGTAGCTAGAGGACGCACCTGCATAAGGCTGACTTGCCTCATTGTTAAGGTCTTCAATGTTCCCAACCACAAAAAATCTAGTAGCCGCATCTTCAGCAGTCTCCTCGATTGAAAAACTTTCTATATTCCCTGGGTACTCAAATACCACCTTTTCCGCACCAAAAGCGGTCACAGGGTAGACGTCTCCTGGTGGTGGGGGCTCAGCTAAATCTACGGGAAACATGCGAAAAGTTCTAGTAAAAGACGCAGTGTCATAGTCGTAGTCGCAGTCAATACGGTACTCAAAACCACCCTCTACAGTGTTCGAGTACTCCTCTAAAATCTCCCCAATAGTTCGTTGCTCAAAGCCACGGTAAACCTGAGTGTCCTGGTAATAGCCACTTTTTTCAAAATTCTCAAAGTCTATCCCGATTTCGGAGTTAGAAGTAAAGCTTCCATAGTCTCCGTACACAACTCTAGAGCCAAACCGAGCAAGGCCCCCAGCAACGGATGTCTCAGGGACATTTAGAATACCCCCTGAGCTAAAAGAGAAGCTAGTGGCACTTGGGATACCCGTGATAACAAATCTTCCATTAAATGTTTGGTCTAGAACCCCTGTAAAAAACGAGTCAACTCCGCTTAAAAAAATTGTTTGACCAATAGAAGCATTGTGGGGCTGGTCAACAGTTATCGTAGCAAGATTATTAAGAAGCTCCTTGGTTACGACATTGAGGACTCTAGTTCCAGGAAGAGAGCTCCTTTCAATATCCGAACCAAACTGTTGGAACTTTATGGTCTGATTGTCGGGGACCTCAGTGACAATATGAAAACCGTCAATGTCCGCATCAATCTCAAAAACTTCAATCTCCTGACCAGGAATTATATTGTGCGATTCTTGTGTTCTCAGTGTGACAATATTTGCAGAGCGAAGTTTTGTCGTAATTGACGCTTGAAATTCTTTGGCTGGTTTAATAAACTCGTTTGCAAAAGCAAGGCCGCCCAAGTCACTAGAAACCCTGTAAACCAAGTCTCTTGCTAAATCATAACTGTCAATTAATAAGCGGCATGCGCCGCTTGTGCTAGCCCCGCTGCCGTCCGCAAAAGTAGTCTCAAACTGAAACTGAGTGGCTGAGGGCACAGCTGTTATTGTGTGCGTTCCGTCAACCAGGGGGCTAGTAAAAGTGACACGAATCACACTGCCAACACGAAACCCATGCGGGACCTCTGTTGCCACAGTTGCTGTTCCGCCGTTATTTGAGTACTCGGACACCCCAATAAACTCTGAACCGTACTGAAGCGTCTGCCAAATGTTTCGGTGATAAAAATAGCTAAGAAATTCCCCGCCCTCTACCCCCAACTCTCGGCTCTCTAGCGAATAAGACCTAGACCAGACAATCCCACCCCAAACACAAACCCCGTTGCGCATAACATAAATTCCAGTTCGCCCAGGCATTGTGGCCTCATAAAGATTAAGGCCATCGGTAGACGCAATATATGGAATAGTTCCAGAAAAAGACCCAGCCCTGCGGTTAGTTCTTTCAAAACTTACACTCTTAAAGGGAACCTCAGAAATAATCTGGTTACTTAATAGGTCGGTAAGGAAATACCGATACTCATTTTGCTGAGCGATTGCCATCGTCTGTCCTGTCGTTGTCTTAAGTCTTGCTACCCGAGCCATCCCGAGCGGTAGTAAACACGTAGTGTAGCTTCGCCATCGGGGTCACCCGTGTCCTCAAATTCTATCTGATTAAACCCTGGCGCTATGTCAATGAAATCAGCTAAAACATCAATTTTTCCTCGAGCGTTCTCTACAAACCCGTTGTACGCAACAACATGGTCTTTTGTGTCAATCTCAAGAATATCAGCGTTTACAATTCCTGTTGCCCCAGATAGCCCAGGGGTAAACTGGACATCATTCTTTTTAATAGCATTCCCTGCAGCAGCTCGGCGAGATATAACCGACTCAACACTTGCTGTACCCGTAACTGCAGAAAACGGAAGGCTCCCGCCTACGGTCGCAAGAGCGTCAACTACAGCAATGGGGTCAATAATCCCAGACATTTCAAAAAACCCAAAGTCTTTGATAACTTCGGCACCATTTGGGGCGTCAGTTTCGGCTACAACGCCGCCCCCAGGGGTGGCGTACCTCAGTTTTGTAGAGGAGGGGACAGCTGTAATTGCGTAGGTTCCGTTAAACGAGCTGTCAATCCCGCTAACTCTGATTTTTTGCCCAACAGTGTACCCGTGCGCCACCGTTGTAGTCAGAGTCACAACCTCCGCACTTCTTGCCGCCCTGGACACCGAATACGGTTGCGCTAAATCAATATTCGGACTAGTAATTTCAAAATTAACAACATTTAAAAAAGGAATATTTGAAACCGTGTGTGTGCCATCAAAGGGAGCTCCCATCCCTGTAATAGTAATTTCTTCTCCAAAAATAGCGCCATGCACCGCATCCGAAATTATTGTAGCAACGTTACCGATTATTTCTCGGTTTCTAATTTTTCTGCTGTGTGCTCTAACTTTTCCGCCAGTCACAGTAGTTGACACCAGGTCAGAAAAGATTTTACTGTAGGTAAAAGTGGTGTTGCTGGGCACAGTAGTGATAGTGTAAATTCCGTCAAATGTGCTATCCACATTACTAATTTGTACTTGCTCGCCAACAACAAAACCATGAGCTGAGCTTGTAGTTATTGTGGCAACGTTGCTGTTTACTGCTTTAACTGTGACAGCAATCTCTGTGCTCCTGGGCCTGCGGTAACTAAACGTGTCATTTGTTACAGAATCAATTATGTATCCGCCATTGAGAGACAAGTCAACATTTGTCACGTTGACAACTTCGTCCTCAACAAACCCGTGAGTTGTCGAAGTGGTTAAAGTTACTACATCGTTAGCCATAACTTTGTTGGTGATAGCACGAGAGTTGGTCCTAGTAAAAGCGTAACTGAAAGAGCTGGCGGAGGCAATGTTAATAATTTCAAAGGTTCCGTCATAATTAACTCCCGCCCCCGAAATGATTACATCCTCCCCAACAATGAAGCCATGCTCTTGCGTAGTAGACAAGGTAGCAATGTTGGACGTCAGCTGAGCCGAAGATAGAGCCTGGGGGGACGAACGGTTCGCAGCGTACGTAAACGTATTTAGGGCAGGCACCGAAAGAATAACCGCATTGGCGGTGTCAAAAAGAGCATCCACCCCATCCACAACAATAGGGTCACCCACAATAAAGCCATGCTCTTGAGTAGTTTGAATTGTGGCGACCCCGCTGTCAAACTTCTTAAACGACACAGACTCGACGTCTGCAGCCGACGTAGTAAAAGTAAAAGTAGTGCTCGTAGGGACAGTGGTAATGACCTGGTCCCCATCAAAAGGGTCGCCCATCCCCGAAATATAGACGCTGTTTCCTACAGAAAAATCATGGGGCTCAGTGGTGGTAAGTTTTGCAACGTCGGTAAGCGTCCCCAAGTTAAAGGTTAGCTCTTTGTTGACAATGGCCCTAGACAGTCGCCCCTTCAACCCCTGAGTGATAATAATAAGCTGATTAGTGGTCCTGTTGAAAATGGTGCCAGGAGCAGTAAAAGGACCATTAATCTCTAAAATGCAGGGAACACTGTAGGTCCCAATATTTTCTACTAACCCTTGACCGTCGTAGCCGAGAGCACTATTTTTAACAGGAAATTCTGCATAATCGTAGCCGTCGGGAGAAGTTTCGTTCCAAGCGTACTTAATAGGGTCAGGGGCGCGTAAGGAAATTGAAAACTCTGTTCGCCCTCGAGTGTTGACGGTTTGAATTTCTACGTCACCGCTTAAGTAAACATAAGACGCTCTGATTGGGCTGGTCCCAGTTTTGAACCACACGCCTTTCCTAACAAGGTCACACGCCTGAACAAGTCGGTCCCGAGCAGCCTCTACCAAAGAAGGCGAAGGAGTCAGGAAGACACCCTCAATCGTGAAAGGACGAGACGTGTATCGCCCAATAATTTCGTAAGCTCCATCGCCAAATCCACGCTCAATTACGGGAAAATCCGAAGGCGGAGCGGTCCACCAGTTAGGCAAGTCCGTAATCACCCAAACAACACCACTATCGTCAATAGTGTTAAAAATAAAGTCACCCAAGACAATGTCGCCACGAAGTTGAAGTTTTTCTATCTCGCTCGACTCAAGATTTTGTAGACCTCTGTTAACAGAGTACGCCTCTTCTGCGGGAGTAAACACCATTAGATTGAGCCCTTTCTCATCTGGTAGGCAAGCTTACGAGAGACCATCTCAGCCAACTCTCTTTCGTCCATCCCAGGGGACGGGTAGACATTAATTGTTGCCCCGCCACTTCCGCCACCACTAAGCCTATCAATCATAGCTTTGTCACGCTTAGAAAGACCGTCTGGGTCCAAAGGTTCGACACGCTCGGGGCGACCAGCCTCTCCGATGCGGGCCAACATTCCGCCGTATGTTGCGGGTACGACACCACCCTTTGCCAACTCTGCAATTGCAATTTTACGAATTTGTGGAAGTTGAAAGGTTCCCCCGCCGATGAAAGGCACCCAGTCGGGTACCCTAATTACAAGATTTTTTGCCATGTTGTTCCACGCGTCAATAATTTTATTAATAATTAGAAATATTGGCCTAAAAATTACTGTAATAACATTTTTAAAGAACCCTTTTAAACCTTCCCAGGCCTTCTTAAATGACTCTATTGCACCGTCCCATTCGCCAGTGAAAAGGGCCACAATTGTTTGTATAATTCCTTTAATTCCGTACCATATAAACGAAAAAGCGTCAAGTATTCCAGCAAACAGGGCAATAACAACAGCAATTCCACCACCAACAATTTTAATAATTGTGGTAATAATTGGTGTAACTATGTAGACGAGTGTCCCAAAAATTTCTCCCAGAACTTCACCAATTCGGGAGAAGGACGGCGCAACATCCTCAAAAATTCCACTAATGGCGCTAGAAACTTCGGAGAAGGCACTCTTTATGCCATCCCACAAAGCGTAAACCGAGTCCCTAAAGTATTGACTGTTCTCCCAAGCCAGCATAATAGCTCCGACAATCAAACCAAAAATACCAAAAAGCCTGAGGGCTAACCCAAATATTGGCTTTAGGGTCCCAAGAAACCCGCCCAGGGCCCCGCCGACCCCCTTAGTGAGGAGCCCCGCAAGCCCAAGGAATGGAGCGAATAAAAGAAGTATTGTTCCTAGAAATGCTTCAGCAATAAACTTTACACTTCGAAAGGCGAGCCCAAAAGCAGCAACTTGAGCAATTACGGGCCCCCACTTTAAGAAAAACTCCTGAAAAGCATCAGATGTTACAATATCTAAAACACCATCTAAAACCATATTAAGAGTACCAAAAAATGCGTTAAGAGACTCTGCATCTGTCAAGGCAAGAACTAATTCAGAAAACTTTTCGATAAATTCTCCCAGTTTTGCTACGGGACCGTCCTCACCCGAAAGGGACACACCCACATCACCAAAATTAGTTACAGCACCCTTGATGCTGTCAATAAACTGACCGATGCCTGGCTGCTGACCGATTTCTAAAAAGACACGCCCCAACTCTGTAGCCAGCTCAAAAAGTGCAATAAAGTTGTCAGATAGCCCCTGGAACATAGTGTTCAGAGAACCATCGTCTGCCATCCCGTTTAAGGTTTCGTTAAAGTTAATAGCTTTTGTTTCTAAGTCCTCAAGCAAAGTTTGAGCGGCACCACCAGGCTCATTAACAGCCCTACCAATGGCACCAAGACCACCAAAGAAATTATCAAAAATGCTAGCAAAAAGTACAAAGTTTCTTTGAGCATTTGCAAAAGTCTCCGAAAGACCATTGCTATCAGAGCTCAGGTCCGCAAGGAACGAGGCGCTCTTCGACTCTGCCCAGTCGCCAAAAGCGGTAATAAGAGGCTCGGCGGCTTCTAAAATAATAATAAAAGCTTGAGCAAGATTGAGAGCCGCCCCACCGAGCTTTTCCAAAAGAACATTGTTTGTGCTGAAAACTCTTTTTAAGCTCTTAAGCCCCTCCCCCTGCAAAAAAGTTTCTGCAAAATCCAAAGCAAGCTGCCCAACGATTCGACCAGTTTCCTCAAGAACTGGGCCAAACTCCCTAAAGTTTGCTTCAAGAATTAAAAGAGCGCTATTTAACAGGGTAAGAAGCGGAGTACTAATTTCCTTACGAAACTCAACAAATTTCACTTGCAGTCTGGCAATAGTCTGCGCAAGAGTAATCCCCGCTTTGTTGAGGCCCTTATACGCGTCTGCTACGGCAGAGCTTGCCCCGCTCTTGGCGTCAGCTGCGTCCTTCTCGGCGTCCCTAACAGCTTCGCGAGCTTCGGCAATACGACGGTTAAGGTCCCGCTCAACACTCCCCCCAATTGCAGCATCCGCTGCAGCCTGGGCCGCATCTTTTTGTGCCTCTGCAGCTGCTTGAAACGCACGAGCCACGTCTATAGCTAAATCTACTTCTCTCTGCTGCGCTGCCGCCAAGTCTTCTTTTGCGCTAAGAACATCTTTAGAGCCTTCAACCCCTGCGCGACTTGCAGCATTTTCTTCTTTTTTAAGGTCGGAGTTATTGTCGATAGCTTTGCGAAGGTTAAGCTCAGCCTGAGCAAAAGCAAGCTCGGCTTCCTGCCGTGCTCGAGAGTTGGGAGGCAAATCCTGAACAGCCTGAAGCGAATCTCTAGATTTTTCAAACTCGAGCCTAGCCTTAGCTTCGCTAATTGCAGCGCCCTCAACCGCAAAACGAAGCTGTTGAAGCTTTTCTATTGCCTGTTCCCTAGCCTCGGTGACTGCGTTAGTCGCTTGAAGAGTGGCCAGCTGCGCTTCGTTATACCCCCGCTGCGCCCTCTCTGCACTAAGCAAAGCGTCTGCAGCAGACCGCGCTGCATCAGCAGCTTTTTCTCTAGCTGCAGCTAATTGCTCGGGGGCTTCTTCCTCCAGAAGACGCTTTAAAGCCAGACGGGCATCTCTAAGCCTTCTTAGTGCCGCTTCTTCTGCTTTTGTGGCGTTAGCTCCCTCTTTTTGGCTCTTTGCGAGAGCTTTAACTGCAGCCCCCACACCACCGAGTAAAAACTTAGTGGTTAAAAGTGCTTGAATTAGCGAGCCAAAAGCAGCAGGGAGGACAATTAATGCTCTAGATGCACTACCAGCAGCAGCAACAAGAACAATAAGACCACCAACCAGAGCACCAATAGCTCCAATAAGACCAGTGATTGCTGGCCCCAAAAACCTAACAGCATTGTTTAGGCCTCTAAATTTAACCCTAGAAGCCTCTAGTCTGTCGCTTAGGTTTTTAAATCCCGACTCCGCACCACCACTTCGCAGTCCAGAGTTTATGCCCTGCCCTAGCTCTTGACCAGCCTTCTCTCCAAGGCCCCCAACACCGCTCAATCCTTTTTGAATGTCGGGCAAGACGTTTGTAGTTATGGCGCGAACAACTACGTATGCGTCACCTATAATTGCCATATTTTATGACCTTCTTTACCCTGCTGGCGGGTCGAGAGTTCTCCCGAAGGGGTTCGGGTTGTCTGGGTTAAACTCTGTCGCTGGCACAAAAGCTTTTGTTGGTCCTCTGTCTTGTGTGGGGTCTTCTATATCAGTTCCAACATATCCGTCCATAGTCGACTCTCCAGCCGCTGTGGTTGTACTATAATTATAACCTTTATCAGATGACTTGTACTGGTACTTATATGATATATTGTAGAAACTTTGATAGACTGCTGTCCGCAAAGCAGAACGCGCTTCGGCCTCTTCAGAGGTAGACATGTGATTGTCAAGCTCAAAAAAGTAGTGAAGTACGTCTAAAAGCGGAGAAGCATCTAGAGTTGTAAGCTCTATACCGCCCACAATTGCCTTACCATTAACGTAAGGCCAGTGGTCAATAGCCCAGATTAGGAGCCCGATGGCTCCTTGGTAGGGCGTTCCGCATATTCCTCAACTAACCATGCAGTAATCTCAGCAAGAGTCTCAACTGTAACAATTTTCTCGGGGTTTTCACCCAAAATTTCAAACCGCTCGAAGCTTTCGGGCTTCAAAGCGTGGCGAAAAAACTCTGTAACTGTTTTTGCAGCAGCAATTCCACTGTCCTCAGCACCGCTTGCGGCGAGACCCAAGAGCACTTTTCCCTGAAGCTCTGGCCAGCAGTGAAACTCTTCTCCATGGAGGGTGAAAGAGAGCGGCGCAGAGTTAGTCTCTCCGCCAGAACCAAAATCTTTAAATCTATTTGTCATACTTTTTCCTAACTATGTCGTTGACTAACTACTTGTGTAATTTGTCTTGCCTTATTGTATCAGCTTGAGGTTGTCTGTAAGATAACGATTCGGCTTTGTGCCAGGGTGTCTTACCATGTGTGTTATAACGATTTGGCCTTTAGAATAAAACCGCAAAAATTGTCGTTTTTTTGGAAGAATAAGATGAGGTTTGGTCCCGTCGTGGTGAAGCCGAGCGTAGCTTAACGATGAGCCAATCTTAATGTACTGCCCCCTGGGGTCCCGCATGTGTCGCATATGAATCGAAGCCCTGAGAAGCCCAGTTCTAACCCCTACTTGGCTTTTTGCCTGGCTAACAATTACACTTCCTCGAGTTTTAAGCCAACGACCTACGCGACCTTTGGGGTTGTTTAGAAAAAAATCAAACATTACGTTAGGCACGAAAACATTAGTCACTAGGGAACCGCCATAGTTAAAGTCATACGAGTTGTCTGAAACCCGCCCTCAGGGGGGTCAGCATCAACTGTGGCAATAACTCCCAAACCAAACGGACCATTAACAGCCCAAGTGTCTAAATTATTAATGCTCTCCATAAGGACCCAAGCATCCAACGCGGAAACATAAGCAGCATCCTGAATATCGTCTGCCCTAGGCGCCTGCCCATTGTCCTGTGTAATAGGGACAGCGCGGGCAACTTGAATAGAAATAGTTGCAGTTCTGGGGTCATGGCATCTTTTGGGCTCTGTTGCCTCATCCCCTGGAGTTCCAACATACATTTGAATAAATGACACACAAACCTGCTCGCAGTCAACTACAGGGGCCGCCATCGTGTAGTACCTACGAGAGGGGAGAGGCATACTATAAGAGCCGTACACGGTTATGACCCTGTTAAGCACTTCCTGCAAAAAGTTTGCAAGATTTTTGGCTTCGTCTGTTGCGTTACTTACGTCTGTTAGTGGCATGTCTTTTCCTTAGTCTTTAGGCAATTGCTATTGGCGTTACTCGGTCTCCCAATTGGTACACAACATTACTTGTAAGGATATTGATAACTTCGTCCACAGAAGGGTTCCCCAGGCTAGGACGAGTTGCATAGATATCTAAAGTACCTGGGTCGCGAGGGCCTAAAATGGCAAGAAGGTCAGAATAGCTAGCACTCAACCGAATCGTCCCCTCGCTATCGTCATAAGACGCGGCTCCCCCGATTGCCTGTGTAATCGAGTTAGTGAAGTTTGACACAACAGCTGACAACTCCCACGCTGAATCATCAGCAAGAAAATCTGCACCAAGTTCGTTGGTGTAATAAATATTTGTTCCGCCGTCTTGGTTAAAATACAAATCCAAAGCACTAAGCTCAAACGCTGGGCTTTTTCCTGTAATACGGCGAGCACGAGCCACGTCAGGGCTAAACACACGGGCACGAGCTCTAGCACGGTCAGGGTTGGCGACACGCAGGAACAAGTCGACCGCGTAAATACCCGTCTTCAGCTCGTCAATAAAGTCCTGGTTGTCCAGAACTGTATAACTCACGCCCTGTCGAACAACAGACGTAACACGCTGCGGAAGGGCGCAAGTGTCGTCATTTTCGTAAAGCTTCACTAGCTCAGTGGCCAGGAGACGGGCAGCAGCGCGACCAGCCTGAGGCGGGGGAGAACCATAAGTGTATGTAACTTCCACGTTAGCAGAAGTCCACGTAGCATTTGGTGTGCCATACACCGTGGAGTGGTCCGAAAGATAGTAAGTATCTGGGTTAATAATGGTGCCGTTGCCGTCACGAAGATTGTGAATCTTCACCACCTTGCGCCCCCTAAGGCGCACACGCTGATATGAAGATGTGCCATCGCCTAAAAAGTCGTGGTGCGAATACCTAGCCTGGTTCCCTGTTGGGATGTTTTCTACTTGACCATTAATAAGCGTAGGTGTGTAGCTAAGTCTAGAACCATTTGCCCTGAGATAGGGGTCGTACATAGATACGTAACGTTCGGTGACAGTGGTTGTCCCCGTGAACTTCCTACCAGAAAGCCCCCACATAATGTAAGAAGCGGTTTTTACAGCCTCATAGGCGTAATCAGACTCGGCGTACTCGCCAAGGTCATCAGTGTCTACCCATAAGTTGCTCATTACATCTCCTTACATATAAGTAAAGGCGGGCAGCCGACGGGGAATCCCATCGCTAACTGCCCGCCTCAACTAATTAGGAAGTGGGGTCCTCAGACGATGCGATAATGAAGTCAATCGGAAGGTCTGGGTTGTACTCTTCTCCACCAGGCACGTTGTAGCTGGAGGTTGAGCCCTGGCTCTCGAAGTCAGAAACTGCGAGGTATCCACGCTGGCGAATAACTTCACCAGCAGGCGATACGGGGGTAGAAGCAACATCTGCCGCTGTCTTAGAGAAGCGGAAAGTAGTTGTTGTGGGTGCAGCAGTGATAACGTGTGTTCCGTTAAAGTCACCATCAACGCCCGCCACAACTACCGTCTGGCCAACTTCAAACCCGTGAGCGGTACCAGTCGTAAGAGTGGCAACGTTGGATGTGAGGCTCTTGTTGGAGACAGTGTTTGTGCTCTCTCCGAACCAACGGTAGAAGCCCTTGAGGCCCTCGGGTGCCCATGAGCCACGTGCGTAGCTGTAAGGACGCTCGGTAGCGATTGGGAACTCCCAGCGGTCATCAAGACCTGTGGCAAATGTGACGTTTCCAAGGCCGTAACCTTCGAATGTGTTGGCCAGCAGACCGTTCTCAATGACGCGGTCACCACTCTGACGCAGTTTAGCGTAAGGGAAGACCCAGTAGAAGTAGGGCAAGTTAGAGGCACGCTTGCCATCTTTAACAGCGAAGGACCAAACCTCAATGGAAACACCGTTTCCAGCAGGGTCATCTCCAACGCCAGGAGCTGCCCAACCAATGCTCTGGTTGTCGGGAGAAGCAAAGCTTCCAAAGTTTCTACGGAGAAGCAGACCACCAGACATCAAAGCTGTCAGCTCAGGGTCTGGCTCACAAATTGCGATTTCCATCGTAATCCGCTTCAAAGTGTCGGGGGCTTTATACGAAACACAAATTGTGCCATCCGCCGACTTTTCTGTAATTTCGTCGCCCTCTTCGTACTCGGGGGTGAACGATGCTCGCAAGAACGCTGAAGTGGTGTAGCTGTCTCCAGCTCCATTGAGGAGATTGCCAGCGGCGTCCAGTCGAGTGACTCGAATCGCCACACCTTGGACGCTGGCTGCGTAATCCTGTGTAGCCATATTTAGTGTGCTCCTTAGCAGTTATTTCTTATTAGGTGGTGGGTATTGTCACTCGGATAGCAAAATGTATAGAAGGGTCAGAGTACACTGCCGCAGGGCGGTATGCTTTAATCCTTACATTGTTAATTGTAGCATCAAAGCCTTGGCCCAAGTCTTCGTTTACAACTTCAATTTTTCCAAGTTGAGCGTCAACTGCGCCAGTTGCGTACATCCACTTATTTGTAGCGGATGCCGCAGCATTTTCTGTGCCAATGGGTCCGTTACCTGAGTAACCAGAGCCAATTACTACCTGGGTCCCAAGACGAGTCATTGCTCGTCCCGAGTTATCTTCTTCACCCTTTTTGTAGATGAGGCGAGACCCTAGAATCGAGGCGATATCGCGAGTCATGTGAATGACACCATTCTCACCTGTGGGTGACGTGGCAATTGCTTGCTCAAGGTACATAAGAGCAATTTGAGGAGCAAACGCCCCAGCGGCTGGGACTACAGAAAGCCCAGTCTTGCTCAAATACATGTTTGAAGCTCCGACCTCAGGTACATCTGGGCCAGTGCTAATCAGAGCACGAGCAGCTGGGCCATCCCAGAACTCAAGCTCCAAAGCTTTTTGAGTAACCCCATCAAGCTGCTTCTTTACGCGTGCAAACCTGTCCTGGCCCAAAACACCAAAGGCAGAGGCAAGGTCTTCTACATCAATGAAAAAGGGAACGTACTCAAGATAGCGGGCATCAGACTGATTGTCTGTAAGCTCACCGCCAGCTACTACTGCGTCATTTACGGTTAAAAGACGAACGTACGAGGGCATGGTGTCAAACTCGTGGTCAAAGCCACGGACCCAACGCTCGTCGTACTCTCGTCCAGTGTGAACCGTAGTATTAGCAACGCTCAGGAGCCCACAGGGAGCGGTAATTAACTCTGTAGGGGGGAAAACCCCTCTAAATGTAGCCATTTTCCTTATTCTCCTCTGCGGGTCCTGAGCGTTACTATGTGATACTTATTTAACTACTGTTACTTCGGTTTAGTACTCGATAGCCGAGGAAGCAACTCCACCAAGGGTGTCGCGGAGGGCAGCAGCCGCACCGTTCACCTGGACAGTGGAGGTCACCTTGACCGACTCAATACCAACCTTGGCAACACCCTCAAATGTTTCAATGAACATCTTGTAGTCGTTGGTACCGACCAGTGTGGAGTCACGAATGATTCCGAGGTCGAGAGTTCCGCCATCAAGGAACAAGAATGTTCCTTCAGCGAAGATGTACCAAACGAAGGTGTCCTTGAACTCAGTCATCGCGCCAGAACCCTGGGCAGCGAAAATGTCGCCGTCAAGAGTGAAGGTAACGTTGATGCCACGGGCAGCGAGGTAACCCTCAATCTCACCGTATGCGTTGAGTGTGCTGTCACCAGGCATCGAAAGAGCGAGGTCAGCAGCCATTGCGTCTTTAACCCACGAGGGCATAATAACGCGAAGGGGTGCATCGCTTTCGAGACGGTGACGTGAGCGGTAAGCAGCAGATGCGCGGCCAACCTGGACCAGAACGTCGCGACCCATGCCGATAAGGCTTGTGGAAGTAACGGCTGTCGAGGCTGCTCCAATAGCGGAGAGAACCTGAGCTTCTGCTTCACGTGCGTGCTGAACCAGACCAAGCTCGTTGTGACGAGCAATCAATTCAGGATACGCACGAGTTGCCAAGTTACCAAACTGCATCTGCAAGGTAACAGCGTCTGTTGAGACGGTGTTCTCTGCAGCAGCAGTAACAGTCAAACTCTGCTTGGTAGCAGGGTTTGGTGTTTCAGCCGCGTCGTTCGCAGCAGTCCAGATGCCAACAGCGTCAGCGTGGTCTGCCAGAGTTGGCGGGGTAACAAAGCGGATACCGCCACGGTCAGCCTGGAAGCGGGGCAACGCGTCACGCACGGGGCGAGCGGTTGTACCGAATCCGAAGATGTCGTAGCGAGCTTCAAACGGAGCGACGTGTCCACCAGCAGCAACAATTGCCTCAGGAGAGACCACAGCGTGGACCTTATCCCAGTTCTCTTGTGCATCAGTAGAGAGCGTACGCTCTTCGGGGTAGGAGGTGGTGAGCGAAGCAACAATGTGCTGTTCTCCATCTCCACCGTTCACGCGGCGCAAGCCGTGCAAACGCTTTGCCATAGCCTCAGCTACGGTGTCCATTGAATCAAGCGAACTGCCTGCGGTGTAACCAGGAATGTCTGCGCCAGCCGTGATTGCCACGGGAGCGTAGGACTCCTTTGTTTCCATACGGCGGTCCGCTGGAACCTCGAGGTCGAGGTTCTCTGCATTAGCAGCGGCGGTCACAGGTGCCTCCATAGTTTCTTGTGCTGAAAGTTCAGCATCAGGTTGGGTGTTTTCTTGAGTGGTTTCTTCAGAGGAAGCCTCAGCTTCAACGGGAACGTCAGCAGATGCTTCAGTCGTAGCCTCGGAAATAACAGAAGCTTCAGCTTCGGCGTCCTCGTCTACAGATGCATCTTCATCGGATGTTGCTTCGGCTTCAGCTTCGGCAGCTTCTTCGACAACTTCTTCAGTTGCCTCTTCAGCCACTTCTTCTTCACCAGAAGCGGTTACAGTTTCTTCAGCGGGTGCTTCAGAAACTTCTTCGGTCGAAAGTTCAGCGGTCTTTTCCACATCGGTCGACGCTTCGGACATAGTTTTCTTCTCCTCTTCGTCCTCATCCTTAGAATCCTTTGATTCTTCGGTTTCGGCTGGTGCCTCAGATTTGGCCATAGGGACCTCTTCTGTTACAGGCTTAGCCTCTTCAGGGGCTGGCATAGACTTCTCTTTATCCTTTTCCTCAACCATTGCGGTTTCGGTCATGGGGGAAGATTCGTCTTCAACCTCTTCGGGGGCCTCGGAAGGCATGTCTTCTTCGGCGTCCTCACCTTTAACACGAGCTGCTGCATCGGCAGCCCGCTGGGCGAGCTCCTGTGATGCGGCCTCGCGCTGCTTAACTTCACCGCGAACGGCGTCAAGCATGTCGGCAAGAGACGTCATAGCGTCAACTGTTTGTGAGGAAGGTTCCTCTGATTCGACCGTTTCGAATTCACTGATAATAGCGCTCTGAAGTTCGTCGACTTGTTCGTCGGCGAGCTCAGCGAGCTGGTTCAGCATTTCCTTAATGCGGTCCACTGTCCCTCCTTAGGGCAGTTACAGTAGAACTATTTGCTCTACTTGCTGATAGTCGAGGCCGAGGGACTCCGCTGCGTATGTACGCTTGGGGGCACTCCACCTGTAATAAATATTACAGGTTCTATATGTACGTGATTGTACGTTTTTCGTAATCTTTACGGACATTACGTCAGAAGACGTAAAAGCTTCGACATCTCAGACGAAATCTCAGACTGGTTAAAGTAGTCGGCACCAGACATAAAGCTCTTCAGCTCTTCTGTAGCAATGGCTGCGTCCTCTTCCCCAATCTTCTCCTCAACACGTTTAATCATCTCTTCCATTAATTTTTGAAGAGCAGGTGGGACGTCGCTGTAGCGAATCTTCTCTGCCTCCGCCCCAAAAGCAAAAGGAAGATTGGCAATCACTTCGCCCAGCTGACCAGCAGTGTTGCGGATGTTCTCCAAAGCTTCAGGATTCAAGGCTTTAGCGTCCAATCGGTCGATAACTCCAATCAATTCCTCTGCAGATTTAGATGCTTGCTCGTAATCCCCTGCGTTATCGAAATTCTCTGCCTCTTCAACCTTCTCAACCACATCCTGCAAGCCAGAAGAGCCAAGGTCACTCTTTAATCGGGCTAAAACCTTTCGAAACTTCCCCGCAGTGTCACGAGGCTGAGTGTCAGGCGTAAACTTAGCATCGCTATCGCTTTTTCCTGCGTCAGCTTTCTGCTGTCTAGCCCCCTGCTTAAGTGCCTCAATCTCTTCAGGCTTTAGGTCCCTCAAATCCTCGTCATCAGCGGCAGCAGCAGTCAAAACTTCTTCTGAAAAAAGTGCTTCAGAATTTAAATTTTTAGAGGCCAACTCAGCTCTAATTCGCAATTCATTAGGATTTGAGAGGAAAGCAGCCACAGCGGCAACTCTTTCATGTAAAGAAAGCTCTAATCCTTCAGCCGAATACTGAGTGCTCCATCTAGCTGGAATCAAGTCCTGCTTATTGAGACGCTTAGCACTTTTCATAATGTGCTTGCGCACAGCAGCACGCGCCCCAGGTTTAGAGCGACCATATGCTTGAATAGCATTCTTCAAATCATTTGCGTTACGAACTGGATACGAACCATCAGGAAGAGCCTTGCCTTCCTTAGCAAGACGCTCACGGACACGACGAGAAACAACAGACATTTCGCTCTCTGGGTTGTCGTCCATCATCTCAATCATGTAGGCCCAGTCGCCCTCTTTGATGGTGTCCTTAACCTTTTTAACCTTATTAACTCTTGCAGACGCTCTAGCAGCATGCAGAGCAAAAACTTCTTGACGCATTGCCGAGAACCTCTCTGCAGCCTCGCTAGCTTTAGGCGAGTACTGTGCAGACTCAAGCTCGCTTACCTTTGCATTAAGCTCCGCAAGGGGGTCATACTTCATCTGGGCAAGAGTGCTCGCTCCAGCAGCAACCAAAGCCATAACCTGACCAGAAGCAACACGAGCACGGGCAATCGGGAAACCAGGAACATTCACCTGGCACACAGCAACCAGCTCAAGACGACCCTTAATGGGCCTCCAGTCACCAGAAGGTGCCGATGCACGGGCAGCACGGATTTGCTCAGGGGTGGTCCCAGGACGTAAGGAACCAGCAACCCAGATACCGTAAGCGTCCTCGCCAGCAGTAACATCGGCAAATGCGGAAGCTGTGTCGTCGTAGTGACGAACTGCCTGCTGAGCCGAAGCCTCCATACCAGCGTGACCGCCAGCAAGGGTCAGCTGGCCAACAGGGACACTGTCGCCATCCTCTGTCCTAAGGACTCCAGTGTGGAAATAAGCATAGTTAGAGCGACTACGAGGCGGGCGTGTGCCGCTAGACATACCAATGTGGTCAACATGCCAAGCAGCAATATGACCAAAAACTCTACCCTCATCAGTAATAGTGAGCGGAGTTGCCCTAGCAAGCTTCGGGCTGTTAAACCAAGTCTTTGGAGGCTCAACGGGGATAGCCCCAGCCACCATGCCGCAAGCCACCAAAGCGGATGCGTCAAGTGGGTTCACCCCATCGACGTAGATACCGTCTGGCTGCATTACTTCCTCCTCAACGTCGTCACTCTCGTCAACGACCTGAATGTAGCATTCTTGAAATGCAGGTTTAGGCACAATTGTTACAGCCATAATTCTTGCACTTGTAATATTTATTTTACCTGATTCTTTTTCTACTGTCCCGCCGTTCTCGGTGTCTTCAATTTCAATAATTTCGGGCTCATCTGCCTCGAATTTATCCATATCAGCTGACACGCCACGAATAAAACCATGACGAACAAGGCGCTCTGCTTCTTGGCCAAAGCTTCCAGTATCAAAATAGCCATAAGCATTCCCGACACCCTCTGCGGTTCTTTCCATATAAATAATTTGTCCCACAACAACAGAGCCATCGTGGCCCTGCCCGCTCTTAATCTGCCACATTAACGGGAGAGGAAGATTGCGCATTGAAATAGAGTCTCTTTCAAAGATGCGTCCATCACCAGTTTCGGTAGCCTCGGGGATAACCAAAGGAATAACAAAACGTGAACCATGCTTTGTAGGCTTAGGGCCCAAACGTCCAACTAGGCGAGACCGAGCAGACTCCGCCCTAGCGCGGAGTGTAAACTCCTCGATAATAGTTTGGGAAGTCTTTAAAGTCTCCATCTCACCAGAAGAACGCAGAGCCTTCTTCTTGCCAACATTGCGCTTGTCACCAGGCCAAACACCATTCATCTCCTTGTGACGGAGAGCACAATAACCTTTAGCGCGAGGACCCATGTACTTCTTAAGGTAGCGATTACAACGAGTCCAGTCACCATCAGTGCCCCAGCGGATTTTTAGACCACCCTTGCCTACAGTCCAGTAGCGGCGCAAGTTTTCGGCATTTCCACGATTGCGGTCAGCACCACCAGCAGCTTGAATAGCCCGCAATATTTCATTGTTTGTCAAAGCATGGAAGGCGCTCGCAGTTACTGGGCCCCCATCGACCTGCTCCAAAACAACAGACAAATTCTCGTTATCCAAAACAATTACAGGCGGAGGAGTGGGACTATTCAAATCTGCAAGAATTTTATCGTCCTGAACCCACTTCTTATCAGACCGCTTAAATGCAGCTGGTTGGATAGTCTTTGCTGTAGCAGGAACCAAAGAAATAAGCTCAAGAACAGCCTGAGGGTCATCAGGTGAAACAATAGCCATATACATAGGCGCAACGTCAGAAGTCTCTGGGGTGAGGGCGGGAGCATCTCCAGCAGCGACTAGTGCAGAAGCATAAATGCTGTACTTCTTGTCCCAAGCTTGTTGGTTACCCTTACTGTAAACCTCTTCTTTAGATTTTTTAGCCTCAACGGGAACGGTAGGCTTGTACCAACCCCCCTGGTACCCACCAGTACTTTTACCGTAAACATTGTCAAGCCAGTTACGAAGAAGAGGCTCATTTGCAACGTTAGGGGCAATAGCTGGGTTCCAACTAGACTTAGCGCTACCGTCTGGGTTAAACGCCCCCTGGTAGTACCGTCCCATAGCAGTATTAATATCAGGCACAGCCTTAGGAATAAAAGGCGCTGCAGGAGTAGCCTCGTATTCAGGTGCAAGACGTTGGTCCGCAACCCAGCTGCCCCAACTAGAAACAACAGAATCTAAACTATCTCTGTTAAGAGCAGGAAGTGTCCCTGGGAGCGTTGCCCCACCCTGGTCAATCGGAGTACGTGGCTCACCCAAAATACCCGAAAAATCCAAGTTACTTGCGGGAACCTGAGAAATAGGCTCAAAGGTGCTTACTTCCTGCGTCGTGTTTCCTGGTACCTCAACCGTACTTCCGTTATCCAGCTCCACACTAATTGTTCCAGCATCAGAATCTTGTGCAGTAATTGTTCCCTGATAGTCATAGTTTCCTCCAATAACAACTCGTGAGCCGTTCTGTGCGAATCTTCCAAGCTTATCCCTAACCTGAGAAGAGGCCGCCTCAGAGCGCTCCTCAGGGCTGTAAACCCCTGGAGTCGTGTCCTCGGTTTCTGCCTCAGCAAACTCCGCAACACCGGACGCCATAAGACCGTCGTCGTACTCTTCCTCTTCCTCGTACTCCTCGACCGTGTCAGAACTAAGTTGGTCCAACAGCACCCAGTCCACCCCAGGCATAGCACTCTCAAAAAGTTCCGTCTCTTCAAAGTTAAGACTCTTAAGAGAGACACCATCAAAAGGCGCAGTGTCAAACATTGCCGAAATGCTAATTGCACTCTCGCGGTCAACAGATACGTGAACCTTTTTTACAGTGTCGTAAGGCTCATCGAGCGACTTATCATACGTAAAAAAGTCGTGCTGGACATTCCCCAAATCTTCCCAGCAACCGTCATCCCACACAAAACAAGTGCCGTCTTCGTTGACTTTATAGAGACGGTCAATGCTCCCCGTGTCCAAGCGAATCCTAATATAAAACTCAGAACTAGCAGACACCGTGTTAAAAGAAGCGTAGTCCACTCTTTCCTCAGTGTCATAGTTTTCAAACATACCTGCGGTGATTACAGCATTTGACTTATTTTTGTTTTCAGACTCAACAATAGAAGCGGCCCAACGCTGAGCAGCATCCCCACCCCAAAGAGCCCAAGCAATTCGACCATTAGAAGGGTAGCCATCCTGGCCAGGCTTGTAGCCCCTACCCTTCTTATCTACCTCGTGACGGGGAAAATACTTAGCAATGTGGCGAACCTTCTGGATACCAATCTGGCCGCCCTTAGCAATAGTTCTAGCGCTATTAAGGCCCACAGGGGTGCCACCGCGCTTCCCCTCCTTGCGCCATTCCAACCCACGCTTTGCCTCAGCAACCGCGCCCTTGGGAATAGTATACATACGGTCGCCAGACGCAACCACAGTGATGTCAAGCTCTGTCAATGCGGCATTAGCCAACTCTTCAGACACAGGTGTGGGCTTTTTATTTTTAAGATTCAACCAGCGAGAAGAGGCCATTAGAGCCTCGGCTGGGCCCACCTCTAGAACAAGATTAGTGGACTCCTCAATAACCACCCCAAAGTCACTCTTGAGATAAAGGACCTTGTCACCCTTGCGACCTTTGTAGGTCAGCTCGCTAGATATCATCGTACTTATCCGTTCCTTTAGCGAAAACTTCATCTCGAGAGATTGCATCGCCTTCGTCAAACTTTTCTTTTAGTTGCATATCAAGTGCGTCCGCCTTCTCCAGGACAACATATTCAGAGCCATCATAAATTTCTTCAGGCATATCTTCAAAAGGTAGCCACATGCCGTCCTGACGGATGTACTCCCCAACACCCTTAAGAACGTAAACTAAAGCAATAAGCTCTTGTGTTTTATCAGAAAAGTAAACTTCGACAAAGTCAACAACTTTTTTACCTTTAGAAATCATCATATCTCCTATATAAGTTTACTTCTTATTAATTCTAATGTTTGCTTCTTTTAGTGTTACATCTAACCCGACATCAAGCCCACGGCAGACTAAAGCTGCACCGCCCAGGCCAACAGGGACAATCTCTTCGCCCTCAGGGAAGCTATCCTTCTCAGCCCAAGAAGAATCTTCCCTCGAATAAAACTTACCATCTCTAGTCTTCAGATACACTCCAACTGGTGCACCGTCCTTGACACCCGCAAAAACATCAAGACCAGTAGTCACATAAACTTCGGCTAACTCTTTTGAAAAAGGAAGACCACCAAAAAGAGCAAAGCGGTGAGCTACAGAGAAGTCAGACAGAGCATAGTTCTCGCCATTCGACTTAATAAAGTAAGTTCCGCTAAATTCTTTCAACTCCTCGTCAAGAGATAGTTTCCTAGGCTGCCCCTGGTCCGTAGTGGCAATAACGTAGTCAGGTTCATCCGTATCAGTGACAAGTATTGCGGACCTAAGGACTACAGTGCCCTGATGGTCGCCACTGTAGCGGTGCATAACCCCAGGTGTGTCTCTTAGTTCTTTAGCCTCAGCCATTTCTATTTTCTACTCCAATCCCAATCGGAAGCGGGGGTGCTCATCATCTGCTGAACATCGTTTCCATTGATAAAGTCAATCCCTCTCTCCGCCAAAATCTTTAGGACACGTGCGCGAAGCTCGGGAGTCACCGACATAGCTTTTATAGCACTAAGAGGGACATCTGTTTTAAATAATGCTTCTGCCGAAGAATTTGCCCCCTCCAAAGCCTTGAGCGGGTCAAACACCTTATTCTGCATCATCCCCCACAGGTCTCCCTCGTTTGCGTAAAAGTCAAGCCTCTCAAGCATAGCTTGAGGGTCAATGATAAAGCTGACAGAGCTAACATAAGTCGGGTCAGCGTTCCAGTGCCCAGCGTCTTTTGCGTTAGAATCATTTACGAGATACAAAAAAGTGTAGTCAGCGCCAGGACGGAATATATCGTCGTTTGATGACTGCCCTGTGTTGCCCCCCGTAATAAGCCTAGAGGTACTACTGGCTAAAGCCCCATCCTCAAACAAATCAACAATAGCATTGGCCGTGTCGTCAAGGTTTCCTAGCAAACTACTCGTGCCCATCTGGTGATAAAAGTGCTTAATACCAGAACTTTCTACAACATTTTTAGCCGCCTCTGGGGAAAGCTTAATTATCGGCCTACTCCTAGTAGTCTTATCACTCTCAATAATTAAATCATCTACAGTAATATTGTAAGTTTCTTTGATTTTTTGCAGCTCTTGTTCACGAAGCAACCCAGATGCGTTCTTGGTTCCGTCCCGTTTCTGACCAAACAAAGTAATAAGCTTGTTCTCCATAATTGTGCGAACATCCAAATCAGTAGCAGGCCGCGATTGTGTAATTCCCATTTCTTGCAACGCCTGCTCAATATCGGAAGACGAAGCATTCTCGGGCAAAAGAACATCAAACATGTTGTGAAGAGAGACACTTCGGTCATAGCCACTCTCGTGAGTACTGAAATAGTCAAGCTCTTTTTCATTCTCGGACAATCCCAATGTTTCCTCGGCAGTTAGAGCCCTGTGAACCGCGACATCATAGCCCTGAGAAGTTTTATACGAATAGGTTGCTCCTGTTTGTGCGTCATCAATCTCAAAGCCGCCAACAGGAGTAGCAGAATAACTAAGACCATCATCAGTTTGCTCGTAAAAGTTAAAATCAATTCCCGCAGACTCTTTTGCAGAAATCTTTCCGCTATCGACATCAGAAATAAATTTGTTTCGACCAAACCAACTCGTAAGTTTTCCTGTAAGCCTGACTCGCTTGTTGCCATCAGCGTCTACTACTCGTTGAATCCTTACTTGCCCATCCTCAATAGAAACTGAGTCCATCAAGGTATAAATACCTTGAGTAGTCTGCCGTGCATCGCCCAACGAATCCCACTGGCGAAGCTGGTTGAGCGCATCTTCTGTAGAAACAGTGCCCTCAGGAGCTTGCCCCCAGTCAGGCAGGGACTCTAACTCTGGCTCGTCAACGCCAGCGCCATTGACCATATTCGCGTCGCTATAGAATCCAGGGTTCTCAATAAAAAGTTTAGCTTCTTTAATTTCCCGCATAGGTTTGTCAGCAATTTTAACGCCAAACCTAGTGTCAGCATCCAAAGGGCTCAAAAATCCAGACGTTGCCATCACATCTTTCCCACTGAGACCAACAAACCTTTTAGTTCTGTCAGGTCCTGTAATAGCAACCACACTAAACTCTCCAGTATTAAAATCAACATCGTCCACGATATATTGTGTTTTACTCATGTCAGCCACGGTCGATGGAAGACTTGCGTCCATGACAATAAATCCTGGCACGATTTCAACCAAACCAGTCGAGGGAACTTTTGTCGGTTTCTTCTGTGAAGTAAAAAGCTTTTGCAGTCCAGCTTGCAGTTTGCCCGTACCATCAAAACCATACTGCTTCGCAAAGTCTTTATTCAAATAGTGACGATTCTTTTTGTGCATATAAAGTCTAGCGTCAACTACCAAGTCACCAGAAGGAAGCGTAAACTCATCGAGTGCATCCCCCTCGGCGTTGGTTGTCGCAACAGTCCACGAAGAAGGTGCGGGTAAGGCACCGCTCTCTAAAGGATTTTCAACCTCGGGACCCACCTCGTTAAGAGCCGCGTCCTTGTTAGGTGCGATGTACACTGCTCGGTCGCTCTCTGTGAGATTATGCGTAAAGTCATTAGAGATGTCTACCCATACGTTGTTCTCTGAATTAAATAGTGAGTAGAAGCGCCCCTCACCAGACCTCACAACCGAACCTAGCGGGAGCGCTAAAGACTCCTTGAGGTCGAGACGGTCACCAGGAACAGCGTTTGCCGCTGTAACAGTAGGACCAAATGGTTTTGTTCCAAGAGGTGGCGGAAGAATTGGAGCACCAGATTTCGTCTTAGCGGGCGACGTAACTGGCGTCTTAACTGCTGGCTTTTTTGGTGTCTTAGACGACGTGGACGGAGCAGGAGTCGCGTTGCCCTCGGGAACAACACTCGTCGAAACAATATTGTTCTTAGTGCCATCGTCATAGCGAACGCGGAGATAGTCTGTGTACTTCTTGCCATCAGAACTGTACTTACGTTTCGTACTAACAATACGGCCCCCCACACCAAACTTGCTGTGAGTGGGGTTAACAACCGTAATACGGTCACCCTTCTTCACCACAGAACCATCAGCAGCAACATAGCTACCAGGTTGAGTCGGAGTTGAGGTGTCGGCGTAGAGAGTGTTGTCGTTCTCCTGCTTTAGACCCTTGTTAACCGTTGTCTTCGGGCGGCTCTTTGAATTAAAGATTTGATTGTCAACGCGAGAGAACAGAGCCTCAGCTGAATGCCAGCCCTGACCGCCCATCTCCTTAACCTTAGTTGAGCCATCGGGGTAAGTGACACGGTGGTAAATGTGGAACGTGTTGTCGTTATTACGGCGAACCACAACATCATAGCGACGGTCACCATGCATCGTCGAAGACACAACTATGTGTCCGTTGGGCAGAAGAGTTCCCTCGTACTCGTCCTGAACACGCTGCCAAATAATGTCGGACTCCGTGTTATCAGGCGAGTTAATCCCATTAACCAGCTTGTCGTAAAGCGCCGCAATTTCGGCTGCGTTGGCCTCAGCGGCCTGCGCACCCTCTTCAGGGTTGATAAGCTCCTCAACAGCGTCAGCCATAACCTTCTGCTCAGGAGTTGACACCACAGGGGCATCAGAGTCGTAAGAGTCAATCTTCTGGACATAGTCTGTTGTTATGTCATCATTTACATCAGACTCTTCACCAAAGCTCTCGAGCTCCTCAGAAGTTGCATCCTTAGTCGAGAAAATCTTGTCAAGAACCTCCTGCTCCTCAGCAGAATACTGGCTCTTGATTGCTTCATAACCAGCACCAACAGCATCCGAAGTCTCAATCTCATCGCCCCCAGAGTCCTCGCCAACAATGTCACCAACAGTATTGTCAGAATCCTGTGCCGAAGACATCTTCGAAATGGTGAACTTCTTAAAGTTGCCATCACCATCAACAGCGGAAATGTTTGTATTGCCAGTGTTCTCGTTCGTCTCAACCGACACAGGGCGAACAATGCGGTCAACCCCGTTATACGAAAAGACAAGGTCCCTCTGATTCTCAATGGCATCATTAACCTGAGCCTCAACGTCACCATCAAAATCAAGAACTAAAGGACTGTCAGCGAAAGACTCGTCAACATTCTCTTGAGCTTCCTTAAGCTGCTCAGAGTAAGCCTGCTCCTCACCCGCAACAGCATTGTCCAACTCAGGCGAACTATCAAAGCGGACAGTCTCCTCTTCGCCAGCAACAGCATTGTCCAACGCCTCAGGAGTCAACGGCTTAAAACGCTCAATCAAATAATCACGGCGCGACTTAAGGCGCTCCTTAAGCAAGTCCGCAGTCTCCGTGTCATCGGGGAAAGCTGAATCAACAAGCTCATCAATATTTGCGTCAGTAGCGCCAGGGAGCATCCGCTGAACACTAAACTTAATGTCCTCATCAGTCATGTCACCATAAATAGTGGCAGCCTGCTGATTCATATCTGGGTTACGCAAAGTATCAATAAGCTTGACATCCTCAGGGAGGTCCTTGTCGCCACCCTGCGCACGGAACAACAAAGACCCACCCGCATCAATACGGTAAAGCTGCCTGCCAACACCCGCCACATTCTCGTCAGCCATAACCATGTTATCAAAAACAAGGCCAACAGAATCCCAGTTATTCAACCAAGCATCCGCTGCAAAATCAAGTCGAGCACCCTCAATAGCGTCAGGGTTATCAAGATTGTCCTGCAAAGACTCGGAGTTCTTAAGCATAGGAGAAACAAGAACCTCTTTGCCATCTGCGTCACGCCCAAGATAGACACGACCAACAGGAACACCAACCTTCTCATAAAGAGCCGAAGCGAGAAGCTCGTTACGGAGCTGCTTCTGTGGCGGAAACTTAACGTAATACTCATTGCCGTCGGCATCACGATACAATCCGCCCTGATTAGAGCCAGACTGCCCGCCTACCTGCTCCCAATCGGAAATGTCGTAAGTTCTACCCAATGGGCTTTCAGCAACGCCATCGGGACCATCAATAGAAGCATCCCGAGCAGCCATAGCCTCATCGTAATCAGCAAAAACCTCGCCCTCCGTTGGGTCATACTTACTACCCAAACGGTCAGGGTCATACGCCATAGCAACAACATCAGGCTCACCCTCATTGAACTTAGCGTAAGTCTTCTTATCCCAACCTTCGGGCGCAAACGCATCATTCCAGGTTACGCGAGAGATAGGCTTAAACCCAGCCTCAGCGTAAATCTTTGGAAGAACCGTGTCATACGCGTCAAGACGGTCCCCACCCAACTCCACAGCCTGAGCAAGCATCGAAGCCGTAGCTTTCTTATGAGGTGAATTACCATAAACATACACAGAAACAATGTCCCCGCTAGGCTTCAACGCAAAGCCAGCAGTACCATCCTCAGTCGAGAACAACCGCATTTCGCGATACTCTTCAGGCTCATAAACAAAGACCGAAGCAGCATAGTCATTGTTTTTCTTCAGGCCCTGCATCTGAGCCTCAAAAGCATCAGCATCAGTCTCGGGGTCAAGCTCAAAAATCTCGGGAGTAGGGAGGTCCCTATCCCTAATATCCTGGGCGCTAGCCGCCTCAGGGAGAGGGTTACCTAGAGATGACCAAGGGCTTTCGCCATCTTGATTTCCTCGTCCGTCCACGTCTGGTTCGGGTACGCCTTCGCCGCGCTGTCCCTGTCCGCCTGCGTCACCGTCTGCTGCTCCTGGTTCTCCGCCACTATCTGTCTCCTCTATATTCTCACCATCAAGCATCTCTGCTGCTTCGTCAGGTGTTGGTTCGGTATCTGAATAAGCTTCTCGCAAAATTTCGTTGGTGTCAACCCCCTGCAACTGGAGGGCATCACGGAAAGCCTCAGCTGGAGCATCATAAGAATACTCCTCGCCGTCCTCATCAAAAGCAACAATCGGGTAGTAGCCAAGACGGTCAGAGTCCTCGTCGACAGCAATAGCTCCCCGCAAGCCATTCTCCAAATCCTCAGTAGACATGTCCATTGCCATATCATAAGGATTATTAGGTGCGCCCTCAGGAGCGTCATCAGGAGCAATATCAGCGTTAGGGTCAAAAGGGTTTGAGTCAATCTCATACATGCCCTCAGGAACATCAAACTCATCGTTACCAGGAAGATACGGACTGTAATCCTTGTTATTGATAACATCAGCAAGCTCTTCATCATTGAGCCCGTCAAGCAAAGCGGGGAGGTCCTGCTCGCTACGAAGTTCGGCAACCTGCTCAGCAGTAATTGGACCCTGGTCTTCAACAGAATCCTGGACATCGCCAGGAAGGTCTACTTGGTCAGGGACAGCAACATCGCCACTGTAAATGTCATCCAACAAAGCATCGGGGTCGCGGTCCTGCTCCTTAAGAGCGTTATACATTGCCTCAGCGGGAACATACTCGTCACCCTCTTGGAAAGGAAGAAGCCCCTCCCCCGAACCATTACGAACAGACTCCTCAAGGGCACTCTCTAAATCACTCGACTCAAACCGCTGAGCAATCTCGGTCGGGTCATCAGTGTAGTCCTCAGACTCCGCCCCATCCCCAGGCCCCTTCGGCTCATACGGGCCACGGTCAACATCATAAAACCCCTCCCCCTGCGGTGCCACAGGCTCGGGGGTCTCAGGCGGAGCCTGGTCATTACGGAAATCTACAACAGCACCAGGGTCAAACTCTGGACCATCAGAATCAATCTGCCCCTGCTCAAAAGCATCGGCAGGACCATCGAAAGGTCCACTCTCGCGAGACTCGCCACCCTCGCCAGTCTCAGTGAGAAGCCACTTGCCATCTGGCATCTCCTCAATATCAAACCCATCACGATTGTACCTACCATCAGACTTAGTCCAACCATAGCCAGCAGCAAGCTCATCAGAACTCAAATCCGCAGGATTAATATCCTCCCTAGCCCCTGGGCCAATGTCAAACCCCTCAGGGATGTTTGGCTCTGCATCATCGCCCTTCTGGAAGTTAAGCTCATCGGCGCTCACAATCTTTGCGGCATCAAACCAGTTCTTACCAACACCAATTGGAACAACCTGCTCCTGCTCCAAACGAGAAACAACAAACTCAGAACCCTCGCCCTCACGAAAGTTTCCCTGAATAACCTGATAGTTGCCGAGTTCATCCTCCCAAACACGCTCAAACTTATCCACATCCAACCCCTCAGGGCTAGACGGTGCACCCTTACGAGAGAAACCGTGAGGCTCGTCAACATAAACCAAATCAGCAACACTAGTGATAGGGTCACCCGTCTCAAACCTGGCAGGCGAACTAGCAATACCATCGGGAGACTCATCGCCAGGAATAACAGCCTTAACATCAGCATCAATAGACTCAACAGGGCTATCAATAATCCTGCCATCTGGCTGCATAGAGCGGACCCTATTAGTGTTCGGGTCAGCCGAAACAATTTTTGTGTACTGCGGACGCACCTGCCCACCAACATCAACCAAAGTCTTAATAAGGCCAAACATTCTCGCCCAACGACCCTTAGGGTCACGAAGCTGCCTACGCCAAAACCCACGGTTAGCCCCATCATTGAAGCCCAAAGCCGCAACCAAAGCATCAATAGGCACCCGAGACGCGCCCATAGCAGCCAAACGTGCTGCAGCATAAATGTACTCAGGAGAAGAAGAATCTGAAACAAAAGCAGCAGCCAACAAAGAATAAACTACTTCATCAGTGACAATAGAATCATCCGCATACCAACGAGCACGAGAGCGCATCACATCCTCATCAGACATAGAGTGAGAACGAGCCGAAGAAGGGTGCCCAACAGGCAACAAGTCAAAATGGGCAGCAGAAGCAGTAATAACTTTGTTACGCTGCGCCAAAGATACATATTCCGAAACATCTTTTAAAGCGTGAAACTTTTTAACCGAAAAAGTAGCATCCCGATTCTTCACCAAAGAACGACGAACAATCTCCAACGCGGCACCCTTAGTGACCAACCGACCGCCACGCTGCGTCTCGTTAGCTGAAACAATCAAAGCAAGAGCAGACTCATTAATTTTCTCTACCGCAGTTTTAGCGGGAGAAGAAGACTTCTTCCCTCTATTGAAAATGTTAAGCATTGTTCTCCTTAGGCAGGAGGTCTGCATCCAAACTGTCGTAAGTCATCGTAGCTAGCATCCGAACACGCTGAAACGGGCTCTCCCCATTTCGAACCGCACGAAGCCAACTGGCTCTAACCGCAAACTCTGTTTCATATCCAAGACCCATGTACTCTGTAAAATTAAGTATAGCCTCTTCAGTAGAAGAATAATCGTCTTTATCTTTCAACAAAACAGTAAGGTCGTGCTCAACGGCAGCTGAAACCAAATCCTTTTCCTCAGGAATTAAATAAGAGCCACCAGCAAGCAAAGAATCAGCAGACGCGCCCTTCTTAGACGCCCTGGGGTGGCCAGAAGGAAGAAGGTCATTATCCTGAGTGTAAGCAGCTTTACTAGGCTTACCAGACCTCAACAGGCGAAGGAACGCGTTAACACGGGCCATAGCCCAACCACCACGAGACTGCCCAGGACGGTGACTTGTAGAATAAGCACCAGCGCCCCGTCGATACACGGCCTTCAACATCCCCAAAGAAGCTCTACGCCCCTTAGAAGCCTTCTCATTGTGCTCTGCAACCTTATTTTGCAAAGAAGCCTCAACTGACTTAGAAAAAGTAATTTTCTTACCGCCAGCAGCAGAACCCTTCTTATTCTCAGAAGACCCCTTCTTCTGGTCCTTCTTAGGGGCAGGAGTCTGAGCCTTAGTACGATTCCGCTTAGCAGCAAACTCCTCGGCCTCATGCTCCGAATCCTTCATCAGCTCGCCATCAGGCATATAGTGGTAACCATCAGGGGCCTCAGCGCGGAGCTCCTCACGAGCCGCACTATTTGCCGACAATGATGCGTACAACTCCTTCGGAGTAGGAATCTTACCCTTAGGGACAACAGAAGCAGACGCAACAACAAAAGGCTTGCCACGCTCCAAGTTATCCCAATCAGACATTAGTAACCAAGCCCCCGCTGCCCACGCAAATGAGAGCGAAGCATCCACTCCCACTTCTTATGCATATCAATGCGCCCACCATAAAAGTCGTTAATCCCATACTCAGAAGCAGCCTCAGAAAGTTTAAACCCCTCATTAAGCGACAAAATAAACTGATTATTGGCAGTATACAAATCCTCCAACATCATAAAAACATTATCGCAAGAAGGAGAATCAGTGATACAAGAACACTGAGCAAACTCAATCAAATTACTAGGAGCCTTCATATCCAACTTACGAAGATTCTCAGCCAACGGGTCAATAGAATCCTGGACATCCTCATAAATTTCACCAAAAAAGTTATGAAACTGACTAAAATCTTCACCCTCAACATTCCAATGATGCCCCTGAGCTTTAAACGTAAAAACAACAGCGTTACCAAGATTCATTGCAACATTGTTAGCAAGCTTAAGTTTCGCATTATCAGGCATATCGCCCCCCACATACTTGTGTCCCACCACAAACTTCCTATTCTATTCCAGCGGAATCATCAGTGCCAGCATCAGATGCGCCAGCAGCACCAGGAGAAGCGCTCTTCAAAGCATCCTCAACATCAGGAGGCAAAGGCGCAACAGACGCAGCCTGCTGTGCACCACGCACCGCGTTCATCATCTCAGGCGAAACAGCGGCAAGCATTGCCTCCGTCAACTCAGGAGTCAAAACCCCACGCTCAGTGAGCATACGAAGAGCAACCTCGTTAGGTGTCGGAGCATCCTGGTCTGAGAAGCCGTGTGCGCGTCGCCAAGCGTCTGAAGACACTGCACCACGGTCAAACCCTGCATCAGCGTCCGTGGCCCTGTCGTTACGTGTGGAGACCGCTGAGGGGTCATACCACACAGTAATACGAGAAACCTCTTCATCTGTGTACCCATTAGCAGTGAGATACGGGCGAAGATACACAACAGTAAGAGCGTCAACAATAAGAAGCATGAGAGGCTCAATGTGAGCCTTATACAAAGACTCATCAATCTGCAGGGCATTCGAATACTTCACATTCGCCAGACCCGTAACAATATCCTTAGGAACATCAAGACCCTGCATGATGCGCTCCAAAACACGGTCAGCACGCAAAGCCAAAGCAGGGTCAAAAGAACGCTCAAACTTAAACTGCTTAATAGCATCACCAAGCTCAGAAGGCCCACGAATAATCAGTGGGACAACAGCAGACGCAGACTCCTCATCACGAATCGGAGTCGTCATCGCATCAATCAACTGCTCCTCGAACTCGTCCTCTGCCTCCTCAGCCGTCACACCAGAGCCAATCCCATCCTCAGAGTCGTAAAGTTCAGGGTCACCCTGAGCCGCGACAGAAAGACCATCAGGCAGATACAAAGCACCAGCGTTAAGGCGAGAACGTGCAGTAGCACGGAAAGTACGGTTAAGAAGCAAAAGCTCAGCACAAAGGTCCAAAAGACCACGAAGCGAACTATCAGCCTCATCAGAATAACGAGGGTGCGAACGCCAAATCCGACCAACAAAAGCCTTACTGCCAAGAGCAGTAACACCCCCACTCATCTTGCCACCCTGCGCCTGCTCACGGCGACCAATAACGTTATACTGCCCACGACCATCAACAATGACCTCGTCAACAGAACGAATATCCCAAGACTCAGGCTCACCAGTACCCCTACGGGCAGGCATCTGAACCAAATAACACTCACCAGACACAGCCAAGTTAAGAGCCGCATCCTTCAACAAACCAGGCTGTCCGCCATACGCAGAGTTCAACCGATTCAAAGCACGCTGAGCAGCAGCAGCAAGATTAGGGTCAACAACCCTAGACTCATCAACAGGAATCGGAGCCTGGCTAGGGTCATCAACAGCAGCCGCATAAATCCGAATACGAGAAACAACAGAAGCTACCAGGTTAAAAGCATACTTAATCTCACCAATAGCATCGTAATACTCCCACGCCTCAGCCTGCCAAGCAGAAGACGAAGCAGAACGGCGAGCCTTAAACTGCTCGAACTCGCCCTTATCATTAGTTTTAACCTGCGCAGCAGCAGCAGTTAAAGACCTAGGAGTGTTATAAGCGGCAGGAGCAGGAGTGTTATAAAAAAGACCAGGCTGAGAACCAGGGGCAGAGACCATCTGCGTAGAACGAGACATGGAACGGCCAGAAGTAGATTTCCTCTTCCGAGTGGCAGCACCAAGGTTGCTCGCTACTGGTGGCTCTTCCTTATTAAAAATACCCACGTGGGGGCTCCTCGTCAATTTGGCGGAATACGGTTACAAACTTATTTGTCCTCGTACGCGGTCAATAGTCCCGCAATAGCTGAAAGCGCGAAAGGCACAACAACCAAAACAGTTACTGTACTAATCATAGCCGATACATAAAGTAATGATGCCACCCACACTGACAAACACCATTCACAAGTCAACAAATAACCAAGCTTGCTGGACTCAGGAGGAAACCGACGCCAATACCTATTACGGGCAGACTCAAAAATAGTGTCACGAGTAGCCAACCTCGTAATACGATAAGTCGCCAACCCAAGAATAATGAACTCTAAAGCACCCACAAAACACCGCCCTCAAACATCAAAGTCTTCTCCACTTCATACCTACTCGACAGGGTCCGAACTTGAGCTAACAATATTCCCATACGGATTCCAACCCCTCAACCTAGAACCACACCCACAGTTCTCATCCTTAGTAAACGCCAAAATCTTACCCGACTCTGTCCTAACATACGATATCTTCTCAACATGCTGCGCCTCAACAAGCTTCTCACGAAAAACAAGCTGAGGCCCCTCAGGAGAATCCAAAGCAACCATAACCTGGTCCCGAACAATCACCACACGACACCTATCCAAAAACCTCGACCCCCGAGGAGCCTCGCCCTTAATTTTTAAAGTAGTGATGTCGGAAAGAGAGTCCGAAGGGGCCAACCTCAAAAAAGCAGGGAAAACATCAACACGCTTCACAGGGTGTACTCCGTTGGGATATAAAAAGTCGACCAACCAAACGCACTCTCCGCGACAGGCAGAGGAACAACAAGAGGTCGAACACGGCTAGAGTCCTGTATGTGCGTAACAACATCGTCAACCGAAGAAACTCGAACAGAGCGCGACCACTCCTTCTTTACAAGAAGCATCGCAATAGGGAAAGCCATCGGGTGTGGAGAATCCTCAGCAGTCATCGTCTCAAGGAACCGAGCCTGGCTAGACTTTTTATTTTTCGGATTACGCCAAACCACAACAGCAAGCTCCGACTCCGAATACGTACCAGACGCAGTCTTATAGTTCTTCACCTACTCAACCTCCTAGCCATCGCACGATACGAAACCCCAGCAGCCTCAGCAATCGCAGCAGTAGGCACACCCATAGAGCGAAGCGCAACTGCCATAGCAGTCAAATCACGATTAGCCTGGGCCAACGGAGAGTCAGGCATCGTCCTAGCACGATAACGCCTCGCAAGAGCAGAAAGCTCCCTGAGACGAGGTTTCATATCTGGTGGCACCCCAGGGGATACAGAACGAAGGCGAGGGGCATTCTTTGTCGGAACAGAGGTCGTAAGACTGCGAGGAGGGGCCTGCGGGATAGGGCGGTTCTGGTGTGCAGGGGCAGCACGCTTAACCCAAAAATGAATAGTCGTCTTAGGGCGTTGAGGGTTAAGAGACTCCCCAAGAATGGAAAGAGACCAGCCAGACTCCCAAAGAGCTCGGAGACGCGACTCAGTTGCAGGACGGTCAAGAGAGTCAATAAAACTCACTTCATCCTTAGGCAAATACGTTCTCTCGGTCATAACTTTATTGTACAGCGTTTCTATGTACTCGTTCAGGCAGGAGAGGGCCAACATTATTGTACGGCAGAGGCGATTTAATGAACCTTTAGTTAATTTGCTTTTGGCCTGCGAGTGGGATGCCCTTATATCTGAAGATGTTTCAAAACGTTTCCTAAAAAATTCGGCAAAAACAGAAAAATCTTTTTGATGAGGATTATTTTTTATTTCCTGCTTTTGGGAAGACAGCATCTAAATCTTTTACAGAATATCGCAAGCGTTTACAAAAAAATATTGCTAGTGCTTTACTAATTGTCTAGGTGTCTAGTGTCAAGTGCTAGGTGTTGTTTAGTGTGGTGTTGTCTAGTGTCAAGTGCTAGGTGTTCTTGGTGGGTGCTAGGTGTGGGGGGTAGGGGGCTAGTTGTTCTCAGGGGTGGCGCTTTTTTCCTGGCTAGGGCTTTTCTTTGGGGTGTCAAAAATCGAATCACCGCATACCCTCAGGTTTTTTTGAGGGGTCGCTTTATTGTGTGTGATGTTTTCTAGGTGTGGGGTGTTCCTCAGGGCGGGGCATTGTGGGGTTGATTAGTGGGGGTAGGTACACTTTTTTCTTTTCTGTCTTGGGCTAATTCTTTTGGCTTGTCTGGCTTGGGCTTGGGTGTTGCCCCGCCGTCTTTTTATGGGTTGAGCTTTTCTCCCTGTGGTGTGTGGGGTGGGTGTCTAAGAAAAAGAAACCGTGGCTTTAGCCGTGTGAATTAGCCGTGTGTGTAACGGTGTGGGTGTCCCGTATAGGTGCTGTCAGGGGGCAGAAGAAAACCCCCTAGGGGTTACCTAGGGGGCTCTCCGCTTGTGTGTCCGCTTGGGCTAGGCGCTACCCCTGCCTGAGAGCTTGAGCCCTAGCTCTAGGTTTGCGATGGCTTTCGCTTGAGAGCGAATCGCGCCTTGTAGCCTGTCCGCTTGGTAGATGAAGATGGAGCGGGCGAGAGCCTGCTCATTTTCGCTTTTCTCACGCTTGAGGGTGGCTAGGCGCTTGATGTCTGAATTATCCATTTTGGATTCCTTTCGTTGGAGTGATGTACTTAGTCTAGGGCATACAAGACAAATCCGCAAGTCAAAACAACAAAAAACTTTTTTTATTTTTTTTTGTTTAGACTTGACATTCTCACGTTAGGGCGATAGTCTGGTAGTACACCAGATGAAAGGGGCTCACGATGAGCAAAATCACAGAAGCCAAAATCGCAGAATATGTTCGCACAGACTATGTCGTCACTGTTCGCGAGACAGCGTGGCACCAGGCTTTGCCTTACACCACGGAGAGTGGTGGAGTTTTCGGTCATTGGAATGACGCAGTGGCTTGGCTTGCGCCCATCACCGCAGACTTTCACGCACGGGGGTTGGTCAAGGGTGAGGATTACGAAATCCAATTCGAGACTTGCTAGTCTGAGGCGAGAAGAGAGAGCCCCCCGCAAGTAGGGGGGCTTTTTCTTTTGACGCACGCACAGATTAGCAAGCGCTAAATTAGCAAGCGCTAAACGCCCCCAAATTTTTACCCCCCTCAACACCACGCCCCGCATCTTGCCACGCCAATAGGGTGAGGACTTGACATTTTCTTGTATGTTGTGTACCCTTGTCTATAAGCAACACCCCCTAAGAAAGGACACACTATGTTTGGAATCACAGCACGCGACACCAATGGAGTCACCTACGGCTTTGTCATTGACACTGTAGAGCAAGTGCGCAAGTTCGCTAGTGACGCACGACGCGACTTTGGCACGGGAATCGTCGAAGCCACTTACAATAACCAGGTGCTTGGCTTTCATCACTTGGCAACGCTCGCCTATGGCACCTTGCCTTGGGAGAGCCCCAACGCCTAAGACCTAACGCCTAGGGCGCTCAAGTTCACCGTGTGTGGGCTTGGGCGCTTACGGTGTCTAAGAGAGAAGGAAGGAAGACTATGTCGTACACAGTAACCATCACAACAGCGCTAGGGCGTACTTTTACGCACAGCGTAGGCACGCTTGAGCATCTGCGCTTGACTATCAACCGCACACACTTAGCCCGTCTCGTGAGAGTACTTGATAACAGCACTGGCGAATACTTTGATGAGCAAGAGGTGCTTGTCTTGGCAGACCCAGAAATCCTAGTTTGACTTTATATTAGTTTAGTAGTAGACTAAACACACAACAAGAAAGGAATCATTATGAGGAATGTAATTATTATCAAGACCACGGGAGAAACTGAGGTCGTAGACTTTGGGAGCGACTCTCTCTCCGTGTTACAGAAAGCCGTGGGCGGGTGGGTACAAGCGATTGACCTGAACAATAACCTGACGCTTTGGGTAAATGAAGAGGGAAAGTTAGAGGACTTGCCACACAACGCACTAGCCCAGCGCTTTTTTGACCTACGCTTTGGGACTGGCGCGGACATTATTGTGGGCGACGCAGTTCTGACTGGTGGCACGGATAGCAACGGCGATACGCTTGGGCTTGACGATGACGCCCTAAAAAATCTGGTAGCAAGCGTTACCGCAAGCGCCTAACACCACGCAACAGCAAGAGCAAAGAGCCCCCGCCCAACAGCGGGGGTTTTTTGTTGGACACGAGTGGCAGCGACCCCTCCCCCAAATTTTTACCCCCCGCCCAACAGCGGGGGTTTTTTGTTGGACACGAGTGGCAGCGACCCCTCCCCCAAATTTTTACCCCCCGCAAGACGCAACAACTTACGGCGCACCCGATGAACCGGTGAAGGTAACGTCTAAGCCCGCCCCCGCGCCTACAGTACTGACACAACCCGGTCTTGCAGTGACATGCGAGAAGATTCAGTTCGCCCCTAGTCCTTGGAATTTTCACAGCACAGGTGCAAGCAAAAACCCCCCAGCGCTTGCCGGGGGTTTTTTTTGCTGCGCGGGTCTAAAGTACTGCTATCGCGGTTAGGTCACTCAGGTGGCGCTCAGTGAGTCCCACAGTGTCACCCTCACCGTCTACGCCACCGGTGAAGACTACGTCACCCATCACGGTATCCGTGTCGGGGCCGAACGCCTTATCCCAGTGCATCTGACCGAGTAGGTTATGCGGTAGCCCAGTGAGCTTTCCCTCTTCGTTGAGCCACATTGTCACAGTGTCGCTTAGGTCGATAGCTTGCACATATCCACCCACGGCGCCTTGGAGCTTGCCAAGTGCGTTGTCCCCGATGTCGATGACTTCGATGACGTGGTTAGTCCTAATAATTACTGCTGTTTTTCTGGTCATGATTTCTCCTTGTTGTTGTTGTTGTGTTACAAAATACCAGCTGCATGCCACGCTGTCAAATTACACCGGGCACAAAAAAGGGGGGACTTTTCAGCCCCCCCCTTTTTTCTATCTCTACTCCTCTTCCTCTTCCTCTTCGATGGATTCCTCAACCACGGACGAGTAGTACGAGTCCTGGTCTTGGAGGTAGATGGCACGGGCTTCGTCTTCCGAGTCTGCCACGATACCCCTAGCGATGTACTCCACTGTCTGGGTGATGGTATATGTTGCCATGTTCTCCTCTTTCCCTGTGTAGTTGTGCGGTGTAGTACCATTATTGCACACATTGTGTAAATAACCTAATCGAGAATAAATTATGTCGATTAGGTGTTTTGTCGTATCTATGATAAGCTGTAAGTAACAAATACACAGAGAGAAGGTAATCATGTCAGATTCAACCATGACCGCACCCACGGAGAAGCTGTTGCCCCCATATGTTGTGGGGCACGATAGCGGTGACTTCATGGACTACTCATGCGAAGAGCACGCCGAGGAATTCGCTCGACGGTGGGGATTGACGTGGGAGCACGGTGGCACCGCAGAGGATGACACCGGGTTTTACGCCTACCCCATTCTCTTTGGAGAAGGAGAAACAGATTCCCCCGTAGCGTGCCACTGTGACCAGTACCTAGACGTTAGTCTGACCACAGAAGGTGAGGACTACATGCGGGAGAATGACTTCCCCGAGTGGCTTTACACCGCCCACCACGTCACCCGGTAGCGCACCGCGAGAAGGCCCCGGCTAACCACCGGGGCCTTAGCTATTTCCGGCGCGTGCTGCCGACACGCCCGAGATGTTAGCAATTTGACATTAGAAACAATCTGCTTTATGCTTGGGGTATACCAACTGAAAGGGGTACAAAATGACCACAATCCTCACCACCAGCGTCCACTACGAAATCTGCGACAACGCGGGTGACGACGCCCACGAAGACTACTGCTTGGGCGTTATCCCGCAAGCAGACTACGACGCCAAGCGTCATACTCTCATCAAGGAATTGGCTTGGCACTTGGGCGGACAGCGCCCAACCTGCGACAACTGCGAAGAAGTCTACGCGGACAACTACCACGCCTAGCGCCTAAAGACTAGCCCCCCGCTTGGGGGGCTTTTCTTTTGCCCATCGCGAGAGTAACCGTGTTGAGGGTAAAAATTTGACGGTGTTACATAAAATCTTTTTTGTTGTTTAGACTTGACAAGCGTGGGGGTTATGCCCTAGAATTAGTACATACGGAAGGAGTCAAAATGACTTACGGATTACCAGACAGTATGCTAGTTGGGACTACCCAGCGCGTAACGGCAACCCTGAGGAAAGAGCGTCGCAGGAACTCTAGCCCCATAATGGACGAACTAGTCTACGCGGGTGCTTTGGCGGTAGACGACTTTTTCTTCGGGTGGATAAAGCGACTCATCAAGCGCCCCAAGCGACAGACATACGACGCACCAAAGAATATGCGATTCACGGCTAGGCAGGTCAGAAAGCAACAGAAGAGATTCGGACTCTAGCCCTAAAGCAGAAAGCCCCCCAGCAAGCGCTAGGGGGCTTTTTGTTGTACTAGTTAGTCTGGTAGGTCAGACTCGGACTTCGCGAACACCGTGTCAATCTCATCGGCGCTTAGGTTGCCATCTTTCAGGTACGCACGGCTAAGACCCTCTAGCACCGTGGCTATGCCACCAATACCAGCCATCAACGCTGCTTGCCAAACTTCCACGCCAATAAGCGCACCAGTGCCGATAACGCCCAGCGCGGTGGCGATGAAGACCGCAACCATTCGCCCAGCAATATCTTTTGTTTTATTCCAAGACATAATTCCTCCGTAGGTTAGAGGGGGTAAAAATATCAAACCCGCCACTTACTATTGTAAAGCAAGTAGCGGGTTTTGATTTTATGTTGTACTATATATTTTATCCTAGACAGCGATAGTTACGGGTGTACGCTCAAACAATGAACGCACAACAGCGTCCGTGTTGTACGCACCCGTAATGCTTTTGTCTTTGGCGTAGGACTCTAGCGCCTCCTTTGTTCCAGTGCTCAACCAGCCACGCCTATCTGAACCAGCAGACATATAGCCTTTTTCGACAAGCCTAATCTGTACTAGCCCGACAGAGCGTGAGTTACGCTCGAACAAACTTTCGAACACCAGTTTAGATACAGAAACAGACATATCTTGCGACCAAGCCACGCTTCCTTCATCAGACTTAGGTGCTTTTTTCTTTTCTGGTACTACGGTTGCCTCCGCAACAGGACGCTCGAACTCTGTTCCATCTTGGACAAGCCCATCGCCGTCACCATCAACCGCGTCAATGACAAATCCTTCGGGACGCTCAAACACTGTGCCGTCCTCAACCAGACCGTCACCGTCGCCATCGCGGGCAATACGGTTTTGCTTTTTATCAGTCATATCTTTCCTTTGTTTGTTGGACGACTGCTTTTACAGTATAACCTAGAATTTTTACCCCCCTAGGGCAAAAAGAAACCCCCCAACTGCTTGGGGGGCTCTTTTCTAGGCTTACTGCTTAGTAACCGCGGTACCAAGACAATGCTTGGTACCTATTTTCTGCCTTTTTTTCTTCTTCTTGCTCGGGGTACCGTGCTGTTTCTACTTTGTGCATTGTGCTCCACACATCACTAAGCGCTTGGGTAAAGTCACGCCCCCGTGTGCTGTACATTCTGTCTTTGTAGTTGCTGTAGGTCATTTTCTCAATCTGCGTGGTAACCCACTCAGCAAAGACGGTGCGTGGTACTTCCACGCGGGCGGGGTAGTCGTTATCGGGGGTGTGCTTCACAGTCTGGTCAGCAAAGTCCGCGATAAGGGTCAGGGAGTCGTAGTCCCTAGCCCGTACAACAATAATTTCGGGGTTGTCCCAGTGCGTTACCGCACTTACAAATCCTGTTTCACTCATTAGCCACATATTTTTCTCCTTCTAGTTGTTTATTCTCACTTCTCCCGTGCGGAGAGGAAAGATGACGCAATCGCAATTCCAGCAAGCGCCAACACGATGTCCGTGTGGTCAGTCACTAGCGCTACGATAAGCCCAGCAAGTCCAGCAATAGTTGCTACTACTGCTGTCCATACAATGTTCCTTAGGTTCACTTTGTGCTCCTGTCTGGTCTTGTGCGACCCACAAGTCGTGCGCTTGGGTCACGTAGTTGTGTTCTTAGTTGGATAGCCTCGCGTGCTGTACGGTAGTCAATCTTTAGATAACTTGCAACTTGTTCTACGGACAACCCGATGGTTGCGTAGAGTTTGCTTGCTTCGTCCGCGTAGCGTTCGCTTTTCTTTTGTCTCTCCATAAAAATAGTTTATACCACCTTCCTGTAAAAGTCAAGTGTCAGTGGTCAGTGGTACTAGTGGTGGCGGTGGTGGCGGTGGTAAAACCTGCACCAAAAACCTCAACGAAACAAAAGAAGTTATTTACAAGTTGCGCAGCCGCAGCGCATCTTCCCTGAAATTTTTACCCCTTGACAAGCGCTGCGAGAATAAAATCGACAATAAACTTTGCGTTTTCGTTGCCTTGCTCGTCTATGTTCTCTTCTTCGATAAGTTTGTCTAGCGAGAGTACGGAGTAGTCGCCTTCTCCATCAAAGATGGTCACCAACTTGGTCTTTCCATCGTTGGGGTCATCGACTATGGCAACCGTGTAGGGGTTCCCTGTTTGGTTGTCGTGTTCTTTTAGGTCTAAGATGACTGGCTCTAACATACCTATAGTTTACCCTCATATTTTTACCCCTAGGGGCAAGAAAATGCCCCCCCGACCAGGGTCACATCGAAAGGGGTTGGTCAGGGGGGCGCACCAGGGAAGGTGTTCTTTATTCCTCGTTGAGGAAGATTGTGTAGGTTCTAATTTTTCCTTCTTGGGTTAGCCGTGAGTAGAAATCCCCCAGCGCCCTGTAGTACTTTCGGTCAAACAGGTACCGCGTGACTGCTCCGCAGTTATCTAAAATTGTTACTCGCATTTTTTGTCCTTTCGTTCGTTGTTACTCTAGTCTAAACTATAAAATCTAAAAAGTCAAATCGGCGTGTTAGGCGTGTTGCTCACGCACGGCACGGCGTAGTTGCGCTCCGCGTGTTCGGGCACGCTTCTCTCGCTTGTCCGCGTGGGTTCCACTAGCGCCACTACGGCGTAGTTCTGCCATAGCCTTTGCGTATTCGGGGTTCTCGATTCCTTTATGCTTTGTCATACATAAAGTATACATCAAAAACCCTGCAAGCGCAACTACACTAGTGTGGCTACTTTCCGCGTTCTCTCCGCTCTAACGCTAGACCCAGGGCAATCATTCCCCAGACAATCATTGCGGGGTAGATGGCGTAAGTCCAGTAGGTGTCGTGGAAGGATAGGAATATCCCTGTGGTGAGTGCGGTGATGAATACATATTTTAGGTAGGTTCCCATTGTTCTGTCCTTTCGTAGTTCCCTGAGATTTTTACCCCAGGGCGTGGGGGGCTTGCGCCCCCCGTGTCCTAATCCTCTTTAGTTGTGACGAACAGTACTCCCTGTTCTATAAACGATTCTGTCACTCTGTCGGCGTCCCAGGGGTCTACCGATACGGTGACGGTCTTGAAGTCGGGGTAGGTGGCGATGATTTGCATTGTGTGTCCCTTCGTTGTGATATACCTAGTTTAGTGTAGATACTTTAGAATGTCAAATCGGCTTGTCCCCTCATAGGTCGGGGTGGTAGCCCATAGGGTCGACGTAGCCGTCTTCGTCCTGGTGCCACTTGGAACACTCGGGGCAAGTCCAATCGAAAAAGACTTCACCGCCGTGTGTCCACTCATCGCCCTCGATTTCTTGGGGGACGGTGTAATCCTCGCACTCTCGGTTTCGGCACCAAGTCTCGCGTGTGGCTTCCTTCTCGCTGTCGGGTCCAGCAATCGCCAATTCATTTCCTGTAACGCCCTCGGGGTAGTATCCAGACATTAGGTTCCTTTCGTTGGGGTGATGTTTACAGTCTATATCAGACATACGACATTGTCAAATCGGTGTGTCTTGGCTATATTCCTCCAAATTTTTACCCCCTAGGGGGTTGGGGGGCTTGCGCCCCCCGTGCTAGTCCTCGTCGAGCGTGTCGCCCCGTCTAGCGGGGGTGTGGGTTGTCGCTAGGGTGTGTAGTCCGCACTGGCGGGGGTTCCACAAGTGAGGCACACCCACTCGAAAAGCCCCTCGTCTTCCCATAGGGTTGTTTCGCCCTCTACTTCTTCTAGGCGCTCAAAAGCGTCGCAATCCTCGTTACCGCACTGTACTTCTTGCGTATCTGACCCGTGTCCACTCGCACCAGTAATTTGCCACTCGTTGCCCGTGACGCCCTCAGGATAGTTGCTCATTGTGTGTCCTTTCGTTGTTGTACCTAGTCTACTGACGACCACCGACATTGTCAAATCGGTATTGTACAAACAACTAACCCCCCTAGCAGCGAGTGCGTAGGGGGGCTAGTCTGTTGCGACTAGGGAACTAGTCGCATCAAGTCTGTGGGGGTCACTAGGCGACCATTGTCCACGGTGTTGGGGGGTGTGGGGTATATCAACCACGCGTTGCGACCATCGTAGTCCTTGCCCCAGACATAGGTCTGGGCGGTGCGTAGCGTGTCGAACACTAGGGGTTCCCTCTTGCTCGATTGTGCGAGAATCCCGCGGGGTGTGAGGACAACATATCCTGACATAAGCCACTTCCTTTCATTCGGTGGTTATGTATCAAGTCTAATGGATAAAATTCTAAAAGTCAAATCGGGTTTGGGGGTTGGGGGGCTTGCGCCCCCCGTGGGCTAGTAGCCCGCCCTAGTCAGGATTTCCCACACCGTCTTGACGGTGTCGTCGTCCATCGCGTCGATGGCGTCCTGGTTGATGATGTCTGGATTGTCAAATGGATTTTCCATTTTGTCCCCTTTCCTGGTGATGTATATAGTTTAGCATTGACATCTGACACTTGTCAAATCGGTGTGGGGGGGCTTGCGCCCCCCGTGTTCTATCGGGCGTCCGCTTGGTCTGTCGCCCACTCGATGTAGGCGCTGTTCTTGGGGTCACCCCAATCGTAGCCGTGGTCGTCCTGTGCGGGCTTGGCGGTGGCGCGGTACTGGGCGCCCCAGGTGCGCTGTTCCTGCTCGTTGTAGGCGTCCTGGCAATCCTGGTGGTACTCACCAGAATCGTCAGCGTAGACTTCCTGGTCAGCAATCGCGGTGTCGCAGTGTCCGCAAGTGATTGTGTTGTTCACTGTGTCCTCCTGGTTGTTGTGCTTATGTATATAGTTTAGGGTACACACTCTAAAAAGTCAAATCGGCGTGTCGCTATGTTGTCGGGGGGGTAAAAATTTTAGGGCAGACAAAAAAGAAACGCCCCCGTGGGGGGGCGCTCCTTTTTTTTGGTTACGCTGAGATATCCAGCGCTTCCAAGTCCTCGCGGACTACATCAAGAGCCTGAACATACAAGCGCTCAACCGTGTCGGCAGGTAGATGAGCAAATAGCACCCCGATAAGCAGGGAGTCAGAGCTAGCGCCGTGAGCCACGAAATAAGCGTCACGCAGGTCACGCAGTGTGGGGTTGTATTTGTAAGTCATTTTTTGTCCTTTCGTTGGGTTGATATATTTAGTTTAGCATTGACACTTGACACTTGTCAAATCGACACACCTCACCCCCACAGGGGAAGTGGGGGGAAGTGCGCGGGGTAGCAACCGCTCATCGCACGGGGGATAGCATCGACCCCGTGCGGGTACTACCAGAGTACCGTGATATTTTTACCCCTATTCGGGAGTTCTCTCGACCACGCCAACCTCGTTAGAGGCTTCCAGTACGTCCCAGCCGTAGAACTCCGCGAGCCACACAGAGGCTAGGCGTACGGCAAAATCGTCGTCGTCCTTGTCCTCGTCCGTGCGCAGGCTTTCGTCCAACTGTATGCTTGTAATGAGCGTGAAGTAGTCTCCCACGAACATCACGTCCTTCACGTTTTTTATTTCGTCCATCAGCTCAGCCCTCCCGTGAGCACAAACTCGAACTCATCGTCCGTGGGGTCAAAGGCTCGTTGGAACTCAGCCTCGTCTTGGAAGTAGAACCAAATACGCTCATCAAAGCTATCGTCCGCAGACATCAGGTCATACTTGTCGCTGTCGTTGAGGATAACGACTTGGGCTTCCGTGTCCCCAGGGACATCAGAGTCTTTCCAAATGTAGGTTACAGAAGTTACTCGTTCATTCATAATGCTTCCCTTCGTTGTTGGTAATAAAAGTCTAAACTACAGAATACAAAAAGTCAAATCGACTCTTGCCACGCAAGCAGCCCGCCCCCCTGAGGGGGCGAGCCGTGCCCGCTTAGCTTGTGTAGCCCCAAGTGGTGATACCGAAGTCGCGCTCCAGGTAGTCCGCGTAGTTCGCCAGCCCCGTGCGGTACGCCGTGGGGTCAGCAAGCTTCACGACTCGTGAGGCGGGGATAGTGATTGACTCCCCGACAAGTCCCACACAGACAGTGTTGAAGTTGTTGAGGTAGTCGTCGAACCGTTCTTCCAGTTCGTACTCCGTGATGTTGTTCTGGCTCATTGTGAACCCCTTTCGTTGTGATGTATTTAGTCTAAACTACAAAATACAAAAAGTCAAATCAACACTTTCCGCAGGCTTTCCCGTGTGTGTAGTCGCGCTCCGCGATAGCCATAGCCTCGCCACAACGCCAGCAGTGAATATAAATAGTTGTCATTTTTTCGTCCTTCCGTTCCCTGAAATTTTTACCCCCTAGGGGTGCGAGCAACCCCCCTCCGAAGAGGGGGGCGCTCAGGAGCCCTACTTGATGTCGAGCTTCTTACAGGTGTTCTCCCTGATGACCGCCTCATACGCCTCGGGGAACAGCGCCAGAAGCTCAGCGTAGCTCACGCTACGGCGAACCTCGTCACGCTGGCGGAGTCGCACAACGCCGTCCACGAGTCCGACGTCGGCGTCGCCCAGGGTCTCGAGAAGCTGGTCGCGGATTGCCGACTTCTGCTTCTCGATGGCGGTGGACTGGTCGCGGAGTGTCCGCAACTCGTTCACCAGGGTGCGAGCCTCGGTGTCCAACTCGATAGCGTTGGTGGTGGTGGTGCTGGTGGTGGTAACGGTGATAGCCATTTGCTAGCCTCCTAGTTGTTTATCGAGCGGTCTTGCTCGATGTACTAAGTCTATATTGGATATGTGACATTTGTCAAATCGGTGTGTCGGGGGAGTGGTGAGGGCAGGCACGAAAGGTATAAAAGCCTGCCCTCACCGATATCCCAACTAGCATGGACGGTGCTAGTTTTCGGGTGGTCAGGCGTTACGCCGTCCCACCTCCGTCAGCACTCGAGAGGCTTCCCTGCCAATCTCAAGTGCTGAGGTCGCTGGGTCGAGAA